GTCTTCAGTTCGGCGAAGGTCACTTCCTTGATGCTGTTGCTGTCCTCCGAGTCCTGAATCAATAGGATGTCAGCCGCTACTGGGGATGCCTTGGCAGACGCCGCCTGCATTTGCGCCCAAATGTACGTCCAGATTCTTGATACCGCCGACTTTCGCACAACGGTACTCGACAGGTTGTAAACACTGAATAAATCGCCGTCAGCCAAAGCCTCGCCAATATCCGTCCCGCTGCTGATGTCGTGGTTGGCGATCGTCTCAGCAAATGCCTTCACGCTCTGTTGGCTTGGAACTTTGGTGTCATCGTTCGACGCCATGTCATCTTCATCGAGCATCCAGGAGGCGCCGTCGGGGTCTATTTGATTCAGTAGGTAGGTAGACAACACCGTGAGGGTTATGCTTTTGTCAGCACCGGCCCGAGACACGTAAAACTGGTCCGATCCACTCGGGGAAGAAATCGCCGAGCACCCAGCGACATTCGCGGCCAACTCCCCCCAGATCTCCGCAGAGAGTTGCGTGTAAGTCAGCTTCTTCGTGGCAGCGCCTTGATCCAGTGCGAAAACATCCGTCCCCGCGACGGCAACAACGGCGTCCATGCTCGTGAAGTTGTGAGACGCAGATTCGAGATTCGCCTGCAAGTAGCTCTCCACGTCGTCGATGTCGATTTGCTTCAGCGTGCCACCATCGGAATATATGAGCGTGTCGCCGCTGGTAATCGTGCTCCCGGTCGTGATTGCCTCGATCTCGTCTATTACCCACGCCGAGAGGTTGGCAACGGTGATGATCTTCTCCACGTCAGAGACGAAAACTACCAATTCATGGGCGTCGGAAAGGGACGTGATGACGTCTGCTTGGTGAAGCTGGTCGACGGCATAGGCAGCCATGACGGCCGTTGTGATGCACGCTCCGTCGGCGCCTTGGGCTAGGATTCGCTCGGTCCCGTCAAGGGAGTTGTCGAGCGACATTTCGCTCATCTTGCGATCGGCCATTGCTCTATCTCCATTTCCCAGAGACCATCGCTTCGAGCGAGGCCCCTTCGTACGCCCAGTCGCCTTCGGAGTGCAACCAGAGGCAGCACCAAACCGCCCTGGTCCGCGGGTACGAACGATGCGATCGGCCGGCAGACCATGTCCCCTCCGACGCAACGTAGCTGTCGTAGTCTTCTCCGGCAATCGCGGCCTCGATGGCGGCCTTGCCGTTCGCCACGGCTTCCTCGGGGGAATCGCCGGTCACAAGCCGCCAATTCACGTCGTCACTGCCGCTGGCAATCATGCCATTCAGATTCAGGATCCGCCCGAAGGAATTCACTTGCCCCAGCCGAAATGGTCCGATCAGGACGTGGCTGTCAGTCGAATCCGTTGTGAACGGCCAGAACTGCTCCCTCGCCGTGTCGTAGAACCACGAAACGTCCGCCTCCGACAGGTGGATGTAGACACCCCGGTCGGCATGGTTGTAGTCAAGCACACAATCGTCGTCGGATACGCCGGTCAACTCCTCGGGAATCTTGTCCTCCGAGATCGGCTTCAATCCACTTCCATCGGCCCCTACCGAATACAGTCCTTGCGAAGACAGGAAATAAATTGTGTCGTGGTTCTTGCACCACGCACGGGCGGCAATAACTCCCACTTCGCGAGAGACGTTGCGGAGTGTGCCGCTCGTGGGGTCTCCGGTCAACACCCACGTCTCGGCGGCAGTGAACCCCAGTAGGAAAGAATCCTTGTGGGGCACCAGAGCCACCACGTCATCGCCGATTTCCCCCGCCTCGGACAACTGGATGATGGTCGCCCGTCCCGTATTGCTGGAGTCGCCACCGTAATCCCAGTCCGTCGTGTCCCCCTGCTTGCTCACAAGAATCGCATTGTCTTCGACGCGAAGCAGCCGGCCTCGATAGTAGCAGTCGGCCGTTCCGCTGTCGGGGGCATCGTCCCCATCCGCAACCCAAGCTCGACCATCTCCGGTCACTACGCCATACTGCGGACCAAGAACGATCTTGTCGCCGTTCTCCGTGACGACGTTGTCCCCGTTCTCGGTAACGAGATAGGGGTAGCGGGGGGCGTCAACGGAGCTTGCAGATTGCCCGGTGAACGAGCCGCCTCGCAGACGATTCGCGACACCGCCCTCAAGGCGAACATTCGTCGCCCAGGGGGCCGGGTATGGTCCCCGACCCCCTGTTGCTGCATGAAGGCCCCACCGCCTCACAACTCCGGCGGCGGGAAACTGGATGTCCATCGTCTTACGCGGCATCGCTCTTTTCCTCGTGCCAGTCCGGCATCGGGGCAAAGTAATCGATCAGCCATTGCAACTTACGAGTCGCCAAGGGCCACTTGTCGTTCATCCACAGGTCCCGGGAATACTTGCGGGCCTTCTCTTGTTCTGCCCCGGAGAGCGGGTAGGGGAATGTGCTTTCCCCGTTGACCGAGAAGTTGCCCGTGCGGAAGAGATGGGCAAACCACGTATTCATGTTCGTTACCATCTTGCCGCCCGAGAGCCACGCCTTGGCGCCCAACTCGAACCCGTACTGCCCCCAGCTTCCGTGCCCCTCGTCCATCCCGCCGAGGTCCAGGAACCGCTCCCGCTCCATCAGAAAGCAGCACCCGACACAAATCGGCGTATCGATAACTCCGGTCTTGGCCTGTTCCTTCACTTCCGCCCGCTTCCGGTGGGCTCCCCAATACTGCATTCGCAGGTTGCCGTCGAATCGCCAAGAAACAGTCGGCCCGACTTTCCACTTCGGCTCCCACACCAACTTCATGTATAGGTCGTTCTTGCCGCACTCTTCGCACTTCTCCGGTTTGCTGCCCTGGTATGTCCCATTGCCACAGTTGTTGCAGCACCAATCAAACGCATGAAGCCGATACATCTGCGGGATCATTGTGTACTCGGGCTGCATCGCCTCGATCATCTTCGTGTCGAAGCCATCGTCCATCCTGCAGTGGGCGTCGAGCTTCATAATGTACTTTGCCCGGCTCATCTGTGCCCCGAGGTTCGTCGCGGCTCGCTGCCCGATCGGCGTTGTCGTCTTGACGACCTTCACCCGCGGGTCGTCTCGGATTCCTCGCTCTGGCGGCCAGTCGCCATCGAGGATGCAAATAACTTCGGTGTCCGCTTCGGTGCGCGACAGAACGTCCTCAACCGTCTGCGCGTGGAACATTTCGTTCCGACCTGGGATAATCACGCTCAAGTCTCGTGCGAAACCGTCTGACACTCTTGCCTCCTTTGGTGATTCCACCAGTAATTGTTGGTCGTCTTGCGACTCAGATTGTGAAACAGGCCGTGTTGGTCATGGTCGACATCGCCACACCACCGGCCCGTTGGGAACACGAACAAAATTGGTCCTTCGGTGGATGGTATCCCGGCCACTTCGCTGTATGCCTTCCACTTGGAGTAGAAGTCACTGTCTTCTCCTTGCGGGTATGGCCTCCCAATCATGTCTTCGCGATACCCGCCGAGCTTCCAAAACAGGTCACGCTTCATGGCGAAGCTATTGTGGTGGGACTCAATCCGCTTCCTCGGGTCACGCAACCCATAGGATTCTAACGTGCTCCGATCGGTAATGAGTACCCCTTCTTCATCCAGAACACCAAAATACCTGAGGAAGTGAATCCGAGGCCCATCAGACTCAACAACAAAGTCCATCAACTCTCGCGTCACAATATGATCGAGATCGAACATCAACAGGTATTCGCCAGTTGCCTCTTCCGCCCCGCGATTCCTGGCAAGGGCCCATGTCCAAGGCCGCTTGTCGCCCGTGCGGAGTATCTTCACCGGGAGACTGGACGTGTTTTCGATCGGCGGGTCACTGCCATCGTCGACCAAGATCAACTCGGTGTCGTCCGGAAGTCCGATCCGCTCCATGTGGAGGAGTTGCCTGCGCAGGCCCTCGTGGCTGTCGAGTACCGGGATGACGATGGAGAGTTTCATTTTACCCGTTCGTCGCCTTTCCTCCAAAACGCGGTCGGCAAGTGATCGCGCGTTACGTACCACGGGTCTACCCGGTGGGCCATTGTGTACGCATCAACGGCCCTCACGATTCCGCCCCACCATAACGTACAGTAGTCGTGGAGCATAATCAGGCCGCCCCGCCGAACCTTCCTTGCCCAGCAGATAAGGTCCTGCATCACCGGGTCGAATTCGTGGTTCCCGTCAATGTTGACGAAGTCAATGGAGCCATCCTCGAAACTTTCAACGGCATCCATGCTAAACTCGCGAACGATGTCGGCGTTGTATGGCCTCAGCCTCTTGGTGGCCTCCACGAAGATCTCGTCCTGCGACTCCTGGGAGTGCCGGGCGTTATACCTCGCGTAGGGGTCAACGCACGTCAAGTGGAGCTTTGGGGCTTGCTCCAGGAACATAACGGCCGAATCGCCGCGAAGCGTTCCAATTTCTACGCCTTCGCGATAACCCAAGTCGGCAATCATGCGGGCAAGCGCCTGTCGGCCATGATCTCCTTTCTCGCCCCAATGGAATCTCGCCATTGCAAGTGCCGGCAGGTTGTCGCGTGACGCCCTGCCAGTGAACTTGAAATGCTTCTCCAGCGCGGTCTGGAAATCCATCGGTCCTCCTTACTGGGTGCCGGTTGCGGTGGCCGTAGACGTTGCAGTCGAAGTGCTCGTGCTGGTAGCACTCGGCGTCTGCGTCTGCGTCGAAGTCGCGGTTTTCGTGCTGGTTGCCGTCCGCGTAGACGTGCTGGTGGCCGTCGGCGAATCCGTCTTGGTTCCGGAACCGGTTGCCGTAACCGTCATGGTTGCCGACGTGGTTGCCGACGTGGACTTCGAGGAAGACGTCGTCGCCGAAGCCGTTGTCGAACTGGTTGCCGTCGAGGTTGCGGTAGCCGTGGCCGTGGCGGTTGCCGTGGCTATGCCGGCGCCAAGCTGACCATCCAATACCTGCCATCGGAACGTGGTGGCGGTAAGAGAAACCGAAATCAGCGAGAGCATATCTCCGGCGTCGGCAAACGTGGCACTCGTCTCGAGCGCCGTATTCAGGCCGTTGGCGGCCGAAACAACAACATCCCCGCCACCATCGGTCAAGAGCCGAAGCGCGAACCGAATTCCTGCCTTCGTTGGATTGGCGAGTACCCGGGTCTCGGCAGAAGCCCCGGACGTCATTTCGCAAATCTGAAGGTCTTTGTTTGGGCGAATTGTCTTCCCGTCCCCCGGATCCGTCATTACCTTGGACCCGCGGTACAGTTGGTGGTGAATTCTATGGGGACTCGACATGAGGAACACTCCTTTTAAGGAGAGAGGAACACGGCCAAGCGGCCGAGAGGAACATGCACTACGCGAGAGTCACCCCGATATTCCCGTCATGCACCTGCCATCGGTACACGGCGGCGGACTGGGGCTCGCCCACGGTCTTCGTTACGGAAATCAGGTCCAGCGAGTCAGCGGCATCGGCGAACGTAATGTGGGTTTCCAAGTCGACGTTGATGCCGTTCTCCGCCGACACGACAACATCCCCGCCACCGTCCGTGAGCATCCGGAGGGTGAATCGGATGCCGGGCTTGGTTGGGTTGGCCAGTACCCGCGTTTCGGCGGAAGCCCCGGATACAAGTTCGCAGATGGAGAGGTCTTCCACCACGCGAATCGTTTTCCCGTCGCCCGGGTCTTCGAGTCTCTTGTGGCCTTCATACAAATCGTGATGGATTCTGTGGCTCATAACGTCTCTCCGTCGAGTGTTAGGTCTCCAATGCGGGAGGCCCGAAGGTAGTCTGAATCGTATCTCCCGCCCCATCTCTCGCCTTTCGGTCTGTCGGGGCCAAGGCTCGTCGGGCTTGTCATCTGCTGGTCGGCGGCAATCGCTAGCGGAAGTAACTCTTGGAACCGCTTTGTGTGCCGGCCTTCTTGTTCGTCGAAATTGCGTTCGGCCGCGGCAAGACACGCCTCGGTGATGACCTGCGCGAGCGACTCCCCGCCAACCGGATACAAATTGGTCTCGTCAATCATCGTCGCCCGCAACTTCATGCGAGCCTTGAATACGTAGGCCGCGTCGGGCGTCGGATATAGCGAAAGCCTTCGGCGGGACCCTACGGTAGGATCGAATTCCACCGTGCGGATGCCGTAGAAGACCGGCCGATCGTGGTAGGGATCGTCCTGCCGCATCCGGAGGATCTCCCCGTCGTGCCTCTGCCGCACCGGCGGGTAGAAATCCGATTGGCCAGGTTCGTACACCAAATCGTCCTCGATCGCCTCAAAAGCAGTCGGCAAGTCGTATTCCGGTCGCCCTAACTCATAACTGGAGCCGGAATCCGCGTCGACCGTCGTGTCTTCCAGTGTGATTTGGGTATCGCCGTCCCTGGTGTCAACGTCATGGTATTCGTCGTCAACTTGCAGCACGCCGACAGCCGCCCAGGAAGGGAACGTGCCATCAGTAAGCGTCACGACCCCACTGGCGACCTCAATCGTGCCGGTGTCATACGGCGCCGTGGTAGTGATCTCTTCGATTGGGCGGAAGAACGACCACGAATGCGCCGCGTAGACGTCGTTCAAGCCGTCCTGGATGCAATCCTCGATGTCGCTGGTCTGATCGGCGGAAAACCCGGTGCGGATGCCAAACAGGTAATGCCCCACGCGCTCGAGCAGGCTGGCGTACGTTGCGGGCATCCCGCCCGGTGCGGATGCGGCAGAACCCGTGATGTTGGTAGTACCCATTACGTCACCGTGACCGTGGTTGGATTACTAAAGTCGTATCCGGCGGATTGGACCCAAGCGTAGTAGGTGCCTGGGTCCAAGAGGAAAGTGGCATTGCCGCTGGCGTCCGTGTACTTGGGTCCGGCGACTGCCGTGTTGCCATCCGCGTCGGATGTGATGCGAACCTCGGCGCCGTCAACCGCTACGCCACCTACCTTGACATTGATCGTTGTCGATACAGAGCCAGTACCGGTCGTCGGGATGGCATCAAGGAGCAAATCGAGCCGGCCACCATCGGTCCAGTCGTCGGCAATCGTCTTGGCGGCAACAATTGCTGACAATCCCTCGATCGCTGTGGCAATCGCTGCTTGCTTCAGTGGTGGTTCATTCGTCGAAGAAAGGATTCTGACTTGATCGAATCGCAAGGTATCGCCGGAGTTCGCGGTGTCGGAAACGAATCGGAGCTTTGCCGCACCGTCTTCTCGATGAGCAGCATCCAGGTCGAACCGCACTGTTGAATCGCTGGAGCTATGCGTGAACGCCGTATTGGAGTCGTTTAGTTGCTCCCACTCGCTGGTTTCGTAGTTGTAGGCCGACACGTTGATCGACGTGCCCGACTGACCGTTGTACCGGGCGGTGATTTCTACGGCCACGGGGATGATTTCGGCGGCTACGTCGTTGAATACATAGTCGATTTCGATTCCATCACCTTCATCCGTGAGTAGGTGGTAGCTTCCATCCCGGCTGGCCGCGCTGGCATACGTACCCGTCTGTTGACCGGTAACATTCGCCACCGATGACGGCGTATGCGCAGCGTGGATTGTTGGCCCCTTTGCGGAGGAACCAAACATCGCATCGTAAGCCGCTCGCGTTATCACCTGATAGTCATTCCGCACGGGCAATGCCCCAGACTCGTGGACTATCAGCGTCAGTTGGCCACAGGTGTCGGTGTCATCCGAGTCGAGCGGGCAATTGTAGCATCCGCCAGGACCGCCCTCATCGAACGCACAAGCCGTGGAATCATGCTTGGCAGCCAACCCCTGTCCGTTCTTGCTCAAATAAACATCGGAGGAAGTGATCGTCAGGCTACTCTCGGCCGTCTTCTGGTCGTCCTCGTCGAGAAATGGGCCGATCAGCACGTCTACCGACGTCGCTTGTCGCAAGAATCCTTGGAATCCGGACATCTAGGCATCCTCTATTTCGTATGGCGGATGTTCCCGCCAGCTTTCCTCCGGTGGGCCGTGATGGTAACACACGGCAAAATTCTTGCCGTCATCGACCCAGAAGTAAGTTACTACGTACCCACTCCCGCAAGGGCCACAGTAGCAATCCACTTGTCGCCGATACGCGACTGACGAATCGAGCGGAGCTTGCTCCGTAACGACTATCGCTTCATTGTTGGGCCGCCCATCAGGCCCACCGGCCGCCGAATGGACAGCTAAGTGCTGCGCGTATGTGCCGCGAGCAGCAAGAATCTTGTCCTCTGCCTCTTGTACCCGTTGATGGTCGTCTTCTAGGACGCCTATTAGCCTCTCGGGGATGGCTACCATTGTCCCGGGAACCTCCTCCCGATGTTGGAGTTGTAATACCGCTGACACTCAGACAGGCTCAGTGCCCGATTCCACACGGCCGTCTCGTCAATGACAGCCGTGATGCCTGTAGTGTGACCTGCCCCACCAAGCAAAATGTTTCCCACACAGAATGGAGCCGTCGTCACGTCCGGCCCGTTCGCGTGATAGGTATTGCTCTTCGTCTCGTCTCGCTCAACGCCATCGTTGAAGAAGATCCTCTGGTACATCTTGTGCGGATCGCCGATCGCTCCCGAATTGTCGCTCTGCAGGAACACACACGACCAAGTACCATCATTGGGAACGGTTAACGTGGAAGTCACGCTGGTAGGAGTGCTGTTGGCGTAGACAATGTAAGATAACTTGCTGGACTGGCGGTAAGCCTCCCAGGTGAATCCGCCGCCTAGTTCCCGGCGGCTGAAGAACCTCTGGGTTGCTTCGCCGGCCGTACTGCCAAACTGAATCCACGACGCGACCGTCCAGTTGAGCAACTTCAAGGCGTCGTCGGTCTGAGTCAAAATCTGATTCTGCCCGTTCGTGAACCCGGCACCATAACCGAATTTCCCCGTCGACTGCGCAACATTATTCGCATCAGACAGATGGTGCCCGCCGCGAGAATCTTTCTTCGCTACCCCCACCGCCTCGCGGTACAGCCAATAAGCCAGCAGCCCATTCAGCAGCGACGAGCTTTTCGGCCTCAATAACGCTTGTGACATGACCATCGAAATCACCATCACCCCTTGAGTGAGACAATCACATCAACTGAGTTTGCATTGTCGCCGAGGAACTTCACGGAGCCGGCGCCAAACGCCTCGTCGGGAATCGGCACCGCCCGCGAAGCCGCCACCGGAATCTCGTCGATCGCATTACCACCGGTGTCGTAGAGCAGTGTGAACGTCCCATCCGCATCCTCGGCGACGTAGATCGCGATTTCCGTCTGGTCGCAGTCGTCGGGGAAGAGGATTAGTCCCCCCGCCCAATTTGAGAATGAAACAGCGGTGCAAGTGTCAATGTCGTTTGTGATCGCCACCCCGGGCTGCTTTGCGTGGTTTCGGTACACGACTTTTACTCCTTACCTACTATCTCTCGCGTTCGTCCATGTGTGACCACACAGGTCGCTTCGACGTGCGAGAGCCGCGTTTCGTGATCGTCGGTTCGCCTCCATAGCTCATGCACCGACTTTGATAGTTTTTCCGTCTCCTTATCGTGCCCTTTGGTCCATTGAACGAGTGTTGCGATACCCTTCGCGGTACTGGTCCACCCCTTCGCGAGCGGATAGATGATTGCCACCAGTAGGCCAGTGAGGGCTATCAGTACGGTCAGCAACCCCTCGGTCGTCATAGTCATCGTCGCAACCATCGTCATGCCTCACATCGCCCCTTGTTTTTGGACCGCCCAAAAATAGCGGGCCCGGGAGTCGCACCCGGCAGTCGGAGGTTATGGGCCTCCAATGAGCACTGGCCCGCCCGCGTTGCGCCCGGTTCTCATCGACCGGGCGAATCGTTAGTACAGTTGGGCACAGGCCATCCAATCGATGTCCAGGTACGCCGACGTGGAGTCCACACCCCGGATACCGATGGTCGGCTGCATGAAGGCCGTGTCGGCATCGGGGAATCCGGCGGCGGCCACGCCAGTTTCCTCAATCTGGCAAACCTGGACGCCATCGACGTACCAGATCGTCTTCCGCGGCCGGGTGGCTCGGAACACAACACCGAGCTTGACCCAGGTGGACGCCACAAGGGTATGGGCGGTGTCGAGATCCGTGTCGACCGCTCCGTCTACCTTCGTCTGGCCACTGGCTTGGTACATCGCGTCGAGCGCCGTGCTCTCGGCTGCAAGGTGCTGAAAGCCAAGGAAGTTGGCCGTGGCGTAGATCGCATCGCCGGTCGTGAACAGTAGGTTCGTGACGCACGCACCTGCCGCACCACCGGTCGCCATGCCGATGAAGAACCCGTGATCGCCCGCGACGATCGCCGCCGCATTGAGTCGAACACGGGCCTCGAAGGCGAAGTCCTTCTGCAGCCGGAACGGTCCAACGTCCAGGATGTTCCCCGGCTGAATCACGGCTTCGTCATTGTCGGCGGCCGACGTCAATCGACAGATACCGGGCGCCGTTGCCTCGCTGGCAATCTGCGTTACCGTACCCGTCCCCGATTGAAGTCGGCCATATCCGTCTTCGAGAGACGTATCCGACTGCATCAAGAAATCGTCGTAGTACCCGATGGCCGGGTTGCCTTCGCCGCGAGTTCGGAAGAATCCACTGCTATGCGGACAGTTGATTTTCCTCCAGACTCGCGCGGAAGGCCCAATGCCTTCGGTTTCCACGAAATGAATTTGGGTCATTGGAAGACTCCTTCCATGTAGAAAATGAAACGCTACACAACAAAACGGAGGCGGCTAGTTGACCAGGGCCGCTACTCCTGGAGGACAAAAAACCGCTCTCCCTACGCGGTTTCGGTGACAGTCTCCGTGCAATAACCGCGGAAGTTGGCCCGGCGGTTGTAGCACACGATTTGCAGGGCATCGTCCATCGCACGAACACGGACGTTGCTCATTTCCGGATGCTGGTACGGCTTCCGCTTCCTCTGGCTGCGACCGGAAGCGTAGTAGGCATCGAACGTATTCCAGTCAACGCCGAGGATAATGCCGTCATCGCGGGCGTTGTCGCTATTCGCGTTGGTCCAGGCCGGCACCCAGGTCATCGGGACGCCGCGAATGAAAACGCTGCCGGAGTGGGCGGCCAAGTCATCCTTGATGTTGTCGTTGCCAAGCTGCAACAACTTGCGCCCGGCTGCGACACGGGAATGCGTGGTCAGCAGTTCCCACCGATGCTTCCCTTCCGGTTTGATGTCCGATCGGTCGATCGGCGGCTTGAACGTGCAGAGATCCATCGAGTTGATGGTCTTCTCGATGAAGTCGTCCCGATCGACGACCGTATACGGAAAGGTCCGATTCCGCCACTGCTCGTAGTCGGTGCAGGAGATTCCGCCAGCGCCGGATGAACCCCATCCGACCGGTTCGTACCCGTCGAAGCCCTCTTCCGAGTTGTTCTCGGACGTGCTGTCGTCGGTGGCCGTGATCCACCACAATAGCGACACGGGCGGGAACGGAGTCACCGTCGAAGCCGATGGGCCGGGCCCGAACATGATGTCTTCCATGCCCACGAAGAAGTCCTGCATTAAGCCCTGCTCTTGCAGGTCCAGGTAGTCGACGATCGCATCGGCGCCCTGCGCGAAGGTTTCCTCGTCGATGTCGTAGTGGTAGTTGGTCGTTGTCATGCCCCACTTCAGGCTACCTTCGGTCAGCACGTTGACCCGGCTAGACGAGTCGCGGTGGTAAAGACCGACGACCTGGAAGTTCGAGTTGTTGTCGATCTTCAGTTTCCACTTGCATTGTGAAGTGGACATTTCCCGCTTGTTCGCTCGATCGAACAGCCGCGAGGCGAAGTAATACTCCTGCAGCGGCAAGGAAATGTCCTGCCACTGACCCATTGGGTATGCCTGGAGATAACTCGCGACAAAATCGTCGAGTTGTTCAATTCCGAGTGCCATCTGGCATCTCCTTTATGTTAACCCGAACCCGCCTCTTCCAACTCTTTGTAGTAGCGGCGGGCCTTCTCTCTCGCCGTTTCCGGGGTATCTGGCGTTTTGCCGGAGCCTCCACCGGAGCGACGATCTGCCTGCCGGAAAATTCTGCGGGTTCGGTTTTTCAAGTCCTTCTTGCCAAGCTCCTCCGAGAAGGCCATCCGGGCCACTCGCTGGAGCAACGATTCGTCGAGATCAACGGGGTGTCCCAACTGCCTCAGGCCGATCATCTGGGCTTTCGCCGAAGTGAATAGTTCCTGCCTGCGCTCGAGTTCTTTGGGACTTTCTTTGCCACTCTTGCCAAACAGGTCAGAATGGCCGAGAGAATCAACGAGGCGATCGAAGTGCTGCTCTTCCGCTGCCCTGGCCGCTTCTGCGAACCGGGCTTCCATCGCGTCGATACGAGACTCGTAGTGCTCGGCCATGCGTTTGAGTTCGGTGACTAGGTCGTCCTCATACACGCCGACATCCGAATCTAGGCTGATCTCGAACCGGCTTGGCTGCGCTTGGTCAGCTTGGCCAGTTTCCCCTTCCTTGGTTTTGCTCTCGGGCGTTTTGGTCTCTCCCTTGTCGCTTTCCGCCATCGCCTTGCGGCCGGCTTCCAAAGCGCTTCGGTCAAGGAATCGCAGTGCCCGGTCTAACTCCTCGCGGCTGGTGAAGTCGTCGAGTTCCTTCTCGTCGATCCCATACGCGGCTACCTCGGCTTTCAGATCGTCGTCGAGCCAATCGGCTCCACCTTCTGAATCGCCGGTCTCCTCGCCCGACTGGGCGGTATCGTCACTGCCGGAATTGGTCTCGGCAGTCAAATCTCCCACTGGTTGGTCGCGATCTTCCGCGATCCGCTGGGCATCACCCTTGGCTGAATCGTCGGCCGCATCGGAGTCGCCTCCGCTACGATCTTCAATGATCTGATCTACGACTCGTTGGACATCTTCGTGGGTCGCATCGTCCGCTAACTCGATGGTCATGTCAGTCTCCGTAGCCTCCGTCGGCATCGGCCAGCTTCCGCCGTCGCAGTAATTCGCGGCGGCCCTGCCGACTCGTGATTTCCAGTTGTCCGTTATCCCGCACACGAATGCCCTTAATGTTGTGCTTTCGTATGACATCGCGCATCTCGGGGACTTGCGACTTCATGCAACCGATCCCATCGGAAATGAGCGGGTCGTGCTCGCGGTATGTATTGGCCGTCATCGGAGCGGAAGTGAAGGCATCCGCTTTCGCGCCGTCGCAAAACTCCTCGCGGGTTACACGCTTTCCGTTCTTGATGTAAACAGCCTTCATGCCGGGCTCCGTGCCATTGCCGCCGCTTGTTGTCCATTGACTTGCGAACCGCCCCCCATCAGCGCTTGCTGAAGAATCTGCGAACGCGCACCTTGCGTGCCGCCGGTCGGGATATTCCGGCGTATCGTCTCTCGCGACGTGACGGGCGATTGTCGTACTGAGTTCTGGTCGCCGCCGAGCATGTCGGCGGGGGAGGCGAACGTGATGAATCGCTTAAATTCCGGCCGATTCTTCAGTCGGGCGATCTCATCGATAATTGCTTCTGCGTCCAGTGACGCCCCAGACGCCTGGAACATCGGCCAAAGTGGTGCAATTTCTCGGAGGGTCTGGAAAAGCTCTTGGAGCTTTTGTTCCGGAGTCTTGAAGACCATCGAGTACGGTTCCACGCGAAACTCGTAATCCTCAAACGAACCCACGCGAACGTCGGGTTTCCAGTGCGATCGTACTTCAATACCACTGTTTCCAACGGGGATCGACGATTGCAACTCAAGGGCTTCGTCCTCCCACATGAGTCTCCCGAGGTCCAGAACGCACTCCGATGCGAAGCCGACGACCGACATCCGCATATCGGCTTCCGTGCGGGAGACCTGGCCGTGAATCATCTCCTCTTGACCGACCGTTGAGGCTTGCGGCCCAAGTCCGCCCATTGCCAGCAGATTCCCGGCAAAGCGGTCGTGCTCGTCCTGGATGAACAGGGAAAGCGCTTGGTCCCGCGGGTCAACGCCACCTATCTCGATCTGGGAAATGCTCTTGGGGTCGTTCATCCGGTGCCACGAGTTTCGTCTTGCCCTCCGCAGCCCCTCGGCATCGTCTTCTTTGCCGGGTGGGTAGACGTTGACAATTCGGTGGGCGTCCGAATCCTGCTCCATCCTGCGATGCAAGCGGTTCTGCAGGTCGTGCAGTCCCTTCAGGTTCACGGCCGGCGAGGCTGGGATGACGTTATCGGGCACATTCCCCAGAGAGAGAAACTTGTAAGGCCCTGACTGGCTTCCGGTCCACGCTCGCTCCAGTAGTGGCGGCAAGTCCTTGTCGACCGTCATCGTGGCGACCGAGCCATTCTCGGCGACCCAAATGTCTTGAAGCCAAATCATCGGCTTCAGTTCGTCGTCATCGACGGCCATACCGGCGGCAATATCGCGGGCGGTATCGGGGTTGTCGGTCGTGTTCTTGCTCGTCGGGGTGAGATGGGACTTGACCTTCTTGTCGTAGCCCGGTTCATCCATTACCTTCTCGAAGTCTGCGCGGTACATGTGTCCGCAGAATCGCATCTTCGAGAGTTCCTTGGCGGGCATGTCCAAGATCAAGTCGTCGATGGCAACCCGGTTCAGCCACGGTTCGCCCGGGTCGAGCCAGACATCCTCCTCCGACTCCAGTAGTCCATGAAATCGGGTGTCGGTGTCCCGCATCATCACGACGCCGCAACCGAGGCAGAAGAAAGCGTCCAGGACGATCGACCGAAACGTCTTGTCGAGCGTCATGTCCGAGATCAGTTTGTTCAGATTGACCTCGAACCGCTTCGCAAACGGCCAGTTCTCGGATCGCGGGGTGGAAACCATCACTTGCGGGTTGTTCGCCGCAAGGGCCACGGTGTAGATCCGGGCCGTCTGGTTCATCAGATTGACGAGTGTTTTGTTCCGGGCGCCGCCTTCGCTGTACCAAGAACCAACGTAGTCGCGGATCAGTTCCTTGCGGACCTTACGGAACGGATCCATCGCTTGCCGCGATGTCTTGACGGCCTTCAAAAGACGACCGCGAGACTGTTTGTCGTGCAGGTCGATCATCGACAGCCTTTCGCACGAACGAAAAAAGGAGGCCAACGCTTTCCAGCGCGGCCTCCTTCAATGGCTGCGATGTTGAAGGCATCTTGGCGGGGATCAGCCGCCTATGCCATTGTAGACCCGCGCCTAAGCGCTGGCCCCCTCTTTTCTTTGTCTCCCCGCTGCAAGAATAAGCCCATTGACATGAGCCAAATTCAGCGCGGCCTGTGTGTATTTCAACGCATCGTCAGGCCGAGTCGCCGCGGTTATCTTCTTCGCGAGGAGTTCGATCGCATCGTCGATTTGCTTCACCGGGTTTTACCTCCGATCAGTGTCCAATCACATCCCGCAGCCCAAAGTCCGGGCTGCCTGAATCAATTCGCTCTCGTTCCCTTCGTTCCCGCCAAAGGAAACTACCATATTCAGGAGTTTTGCCGGTCTCTTCTCTTTTGTCAAGGGACTTTTCCCCGACTTCTTCAGAATAGACAAGGTAGGCAACCCCCGCAGCGATGCACCGATCGCCGTGAGCTTTCTCGGTTGCACCCTTGTTTTTCGTGGGGGCGTGGATGATTTTTCCGTTTTCCCATTCGTACTCCCCGCATTCGCGAATCAGGTCCTTCGAGCGGATCGTGAATGCGTCGGTCTCCATCGCCAAGGTCATTTTCTCGAACAGGTCGGCCTTGTGTTCGTCCTTTCCGTTCCACCACCCGGCCTTTCGGGTCTTCGTTTTTCTCCCGATTTCCTCCACGTCGCGGTAGTAAACATTCCCGTAGTAGAGCACTTCGAGGATCTCTTTTGCGAACGGCCCGACCATCCCCGAATCTTCCCAGCCGAGCTTCGCCTTGCGGAGCCACTTCGCAAGCCCGACCACGTTCCGGGCGAACTTAATCATCGGCATCCCGCGAACGACATACTCCATGACTTGCTCACCAGTGCGGTGGTCGATGCCGCACGTAACCGAATTCGAGGAGTACACCCCATCGCTTCCGATCGCGATGTCACAGCCGAGCGAGAACGGCCCGAGCGGACAAGATTGATTCGGCCCCGGGCGGAACCACAATTTCAACGGCCCATCGTCGCGAGTCACCAGCCCCTTGAGCAACAACGTCTCCGAATCGAAGACCGGCGTTCCTCGCCAGATCGGCGGCTTACACTTCCGCCGCTTCACCAGATCGAGTAGTTCGGACGGGAACACCTTGCCGACGGCACCCCGCGGGTCACGATCCAACTGGCTCGCAATCAGCCGAGGGGTAGCCGTCGGCCGCAAGCAACGCATATCGTACCACGGACTCCGGACCACACCGTCAAACTTGAAACCCTTCCGTTCCAACCGGCCTCGCAAGTCGGGCGTGTTGGCGTGATACTCTTCAACCGCTGATTGCTCTTCGGGCTTCACCGCTTCCGGCTTGTTGTCCCGAACAACATACGAGTTCTTCCCGTGAATCGGGTTGTCTTTCCAGTCGAGTACCAAATGGACGCCGTTCTGGGCACTGTCCGGGTTCTCGCACGCCTCGTGAAACACGCCGGCGTCCGCATACCGGGCAGACACCATCCGAAGGCAATTCGTGACGTCGTGCGTGGCCTCCATCACCGCTTCGTCTTTTCCGCCGGAGATGAAGTCCTTCGCTCCAAACTCGTCGCATGTGAATACCGTCATCCGGCCGCCGGCGGCAACGTCCTGGCCCGCCGCGTAGCCCGCAAGGATCGCATTGTTCTCCGGGTTCTGGAACGTGTGTTGGCTCAAGCTCCGATGCTTGTTCATGTCGAAGCCGACCGGCACCATCCAAAACGGCAACCGCTCGATCGCCCACGCAATCTTCCACATCACCGTGTTCGCGTCGGTCTTCGAGTCGACAAGGTCCTCGTTCCGCGTCACGTACCCGGCAGAGAACATCGGATCCCGCAACCACCGCCGCAAGTCGATCCACAAGTACCCGAACGTGCCACCTTGAGCACGCGACTTGTCCACCAATACGTCGATCGCCTTCTCTTCCCGCTCCGACTCGTCGATCGCATCGTCCATCGCGACAAAGACCGACTCCTGATGCGGCCACGGGATGAACGGCTGGATCTTCACCTTCGCTCGCGGTTCGTACGACCAGCAGGCAAACGCCATGAAGAACAGCGGGTCGATCATGCACGCATCGTACAAAGCGTGCCGGAACCGAATGTCCGTCATCGCCCGCTCGCGGCACTTCACCCGCCACTGGAGATTTTCGATCGGGTCCTTCGGATAGTAGTCGTAGAGGGGCGTCATGGGGCTGCCTCTCGCTCTGCCTCGAACGCCTTCAACTCCTCAATTGCGTGGTCAACCGCGTCTTGAAGAAACGCCCCGGTGTTTCTCATGTTCATAAGCGAAAGCGCGCAGACGTGGATATGGCACGTCGAATGCGGTATCTTTGCGATGTAGTCCACGAAAAAGACTACCTCATTGTAATTGCCGTCGATGAGTTGTGGGCCGCGAATAACAAAGTCCTCAGGAAGTTGTAAGTATCTGTTAGTATACTCCTTCACAATATCGCGGGCTATGTACCAAGGTGTGTAGTTCATGTGGCTTTCTCCTTTGCTGCCCAGCGGCTTTCCAACTCCTTCACCCGGACCTCCAACGACCGAACCGCCCGGCACGTCTCGCCATGCTCCCGACAGTGCAGGTCCGGACGCTTCGGAACCTCAAGGGCCGCCTGCTCCCTCTTCTCCGCAAGCTCCTCCTCGCTTACTCGCATCCATTCGCTCTGGCCGTCCGTCATCGACCTTCTCCTTGTCCTTCGTGGTGTCCCACCACTCCGCGAAATACTTCGATAACTCCGGGTCCGGAACCGGCATCCGGCATTCCATCAGTTGCCCCGCGTCCACACCCTCGAACAAGACCCGCTTCCCCTCAAATAACACTAGCCGCATCGCTCGAAAATACCGAAACGAAGTCCCATCGATGACCTCGATGCGAACACCTTTCAATTCCAGGAAATCATCAAAGTTGAGGGAAAAACCTCCATTCTGCCGTATGAACTCACGATGCAAGTCCACACTCGACGTGCTGAGTATCACCACCGAAATCGGTTGCTCGTCGTCGAAGTGGTCTGCAAGAGTTTTCAGGAGGGGTTGGTGTTGGGTCAACATTTTGATGAGTTGCCTATTTTAACGCTGAAAATGGTGATTCGCCCGTCAGGGATATTTAGGACCGTGGGCCCCGCGGCCGCCGGGGGGCCTGGTTCGATTTCCGGCCGGATGTCTTCCCCTTCCTCTTTTTGTCCGCTGTCCGCTCGCACTGTGCCGCCCGCTCGTCGATCATCTCCCCGAGCAAGGCCTTAATCTCTTCGATGGCCATGCGCTCGCGCCGTATGTGCTCGGCATCGTCATCGGTGGAAGCCAACGTGCGGGTGGCGACGTCCACGAACTTGGCATAGCTGCGAATGCTGGTCTCAAGCCAGCCGATCGCAGACATCGAAGGCGCCGGGGCCGTCGCTCGGGCCAGGTGGACGACCATCGCCCCCGTTGGCTTCTCCTCGCACACTCGAAGCCGCTGGGCCTGCACCCAGGCTATGTCGCTTTGTAAACTCGCGTTGGGCTGCAGTGCCGGCCAGTGTTCGGGGATCTCGCCCAACCCTTGGATGCGGCCGCGGCCCGACTCGTTGGCCGGCTTCGCCGGCGGGGGTGCTTCGGTGGCCGGCTTGTCCTCGGGCTTGGGCAATGGCGGGTAGAGTAGGTCGAGCTCAGCGTATGCCCACTCCTTGGCTGTCGCGGTGTCCATGCCGCCGGCCTTGGCTTCGGCGATCATATCGTTTTTGATCTGCTCTACCTCGCCGGTCCATCGTGCTTCCCTATTCAGTCTTTGGAAAACACGGCTCGCGGTCGATCTGGCTCGCGCCCGAGCGGATGAACGGGCGGCTCGTTGGCGGGCCTTGCGGTCGGCCGGCTCGTCCCCTGCCGAACCACCCCCGCCGGAATCTTCTTGTTTCCCGTTCATTTTCCCTAACATTCTCCCGTTTGTATCTGTGGGGTATCGTCAATCCCTGGCTCTGGCTCGAACTCAGCAATCTTGAGCCCTTCGAAATACGCCTTCCCCGCTGCGTTGGCGTCCCTGGCGAGTTGCCGCAGGTGCTCGCGGTCGGCTTGTTCGTGGTCATCGAGCCGCTGGAGATACTGAATTGCCGTTGCTGTGTAGATATTGAGCCCCATTTGCCCAACGAGCTGCATAACGCCGGCCCGTTGCTGGGCCTGCTGCTGGCCGATGAGGGGGACCACGTTGGGGTCTGGCGGTCCTGGCTGGAAGGGGTGGGGGTGTTGGTTGGGTCCGCGGGGCGGTCTTCTGCGTCCGTTCATGCGTTGAATTCTCCCGTTTGGGGGTTATAGCCGCCGCTGGGCGGGGCATCCGTTGCCCCGGGTATCCCAGGTATTGGCGGCTGTTGTGGCTGGTCTGGTCGTGGGCTCTCGGGCTGGCCGATCGGCCGGAGCCCTTGCTGCGCGCGCCGAGTATTGACCCAGACTAGGGTGCCTGCAAGGTCGTGCGGGTCGAAATGGCCCTTCTGTGCGTAGGTCCTGATCGTCTGGATAGTGAGCCCTGTCCAGGTAGAAAGCAGCGGGTACGTGATAGCTGCGAACCGTTGCGGGCCACGTTGCCCGGGCTGTCTTGGCCGTTGTTTCGGCATTAGGGGTATTTTTTTTAGATCCTAGCGTTGACTATCCGAGGAAGGGTATGTATATTCATATGCTGTGCTCTATCAGGTGGCAACCCGTGAATTCTGAGCAACACAATACGCCTTGTCGGTCTTCCATCCTAGGGTTGCCACCCAGGAGACCGGCGAGGCATTTTTTTTGGAGGTGCGAGACATGCACGCGACAATCGAGAACGGCGAATTAGTAGTGCGGATCCCGGTGAACGATCCCCCGAGCCCGAGCAAGAGCGGCAAGACGTTGATTGTAGCCAGCAGCGGCGGCAACCGGGCGACGGCTGCGGTTGTGGACGGCCAACCGGTGGTGATTGGCTTGAATGCGTACATCAAGCGGTAGCGGACTATTTCACACCACCACACAGGGAGACCGATTCACACCACACACAAGGAGACCGAGACAATGACCACTAACTTCCGCATCCGCCATCAATACGGCCGCCATATCGTCGAAAGCCGCGACAGCAACGGCGTGTGGGTCGACCCGGCCGGATGCAGCGAAGACACGGACTTTGCCACCCGCCGCGAGGCGGAGGAGTATATCGCGGGCTGGACGGATTGGATTTCCCCCAGTGACGATTACGTACACGACACGGCCGACGACGTCGCCGGCTGGTAGCCCGCGCGGCGGAGTCTGTTTCATAAACACCACACACAAGGGAAACGAGAAAATGACGCGCACGATCACAGCGGAGCTATTCGGCACCCCATACAGCCTGCGGGCCACCTGGTCCGATGCGGCCTCGACGATCGAATTCTATCGGGATGGCGAGTGGATCGCAACCGGCCGACAGGTGGCAGACTACAGCCACTCTACTGAGGCCGCCATGCGAGACCATCTGACCGAGATCATACACGAGGGTGGCGACGACCCGGCAGATTATGCCGATGATCTGGACGATGCAATCCAGTCGATGCGCGCATAGGCTGGGGAGTTTTCACGGCAGGCAATCACACAAGGGAGACAAGAGACAATGAGCGATGAGCAGACACTATGGCGGATGCGGCTTGACACGATCGCAAACGGGCTGGAGCGAATCGTCGAACGTCTGGCCGCCGATGCTCGACCAGGGCACGTTGAGTATCTGTCGAAGCACGACGCAGCGCGATGTGTGGCCGCGTACGTGCTCGATCTACGGCAGATTGCCAGCGACATAGATCGCGGGGAGTAACTAACGTAACCGACCGAATACCCGCGAATTTCCAAAACAACAGCACAAGGGAGACCAGAGACAATGGAGACAATCAGCACCAACCAACGCAACCCGAATATGCCGGCCGGCTTGACCACCGCGGCAGCGATCCAGCGAGCCAACGACCGAGTGACACGGATAGAGCGGATGCGAGAGGAGCGGCAGCGGCACGCTCAACAGAGCTTGTTAGGCGAGTTGCTCGCGGCGATCGTCAAGAACCATGGCTTCATGACCATGGAGCAGGTAGACCGGCTGAAATCGCTCGACCGCCTGCGGCTGGTCCTCGTCCGGTGCGGCAACGGGCGCTTGATGTGCCCCGCCCAAGACGCCCGGCACTGGATCGAAGTCATCACCAACGACAAGACCGACTACGTCCGCGATATTTCATTGCCGGCCGGGGATATGGCGTTTTCTATCTACGGATAGCGTCGGTGCGTGCGGTGGGGCAGACTTTCCTTTTTCCAGAATCCACAGTAGGAGACCAGAGACAATGGAACACCAAGCAACCTACAGCCCCGAAGACAACAAGCTGCGGCTGTACGCGGCTTATCGCCTCGATGAGGACGAATACCAAGCCTTGAAGGGCGTCGGGTTCAAGTGGGCACGGCACCAACAGTGCTTCGTGTGCCCGCGGTGGACGCCTCAAGCCGAAGACGAGTTGTTTCAATTCGTCGACGAGATCGACGACGAGGACTACAGCCCCGAGGAGCGAAGCGCAGATCGGGCGGAACGGTTCGGCGGGTATCGAGATCGCCGGCGGGGAGAGGCCGAGGGGCGTGCGGATGCGTTCGAGGCCGGGCCGGCAGTGTTCGGCCATCAGAGCCGGGCAAGGGCAGAGCGGCAGGCGGCGAGGCATGATCGGCATCGCGTCGCCGCGGTCTCGCAGTGGTCGAAGGCCGAATACTGGCAGACTCGGACGGCCGGCGTGATTCGACACGCGTTGCATAAGTCGAGTGCCCCGGTGCGGCGCTCGAGGATCAAGCGGTTGGAGGCCGGGGAGCGAAAGTTGCAGAAGGAACTCGACAGGGCCCGGGAGCTTTTCGACGCATGGAACCGGGTTTCGGGCTTGCCTGGGGCTGACGTGGCCGACGCGGAGAACCCCGACGCCACCGAGGCGGGGAAACTCGCCTACACGCTGGCGAATCACTTCTCGGGGTGTCGGACATATCACCACCCGCGGCGGGAACCGGATCCGGAGGCGTTTGGAAACGGCCGGCAATCGCTCTATTCGCTTCTGACGGATCCTGAGGACCCTATCACGCCTCGCGAAGCAGCGGCTTTCGCGTTGGAGGGCTGGAGGGATCCGGGGGAACCCGGCGGGCTTCATGCCCGTTGGCTGGCTCACTATGCGTTGCGGCTGACCTATGAACGGGCCATGCTCGAAGTCGAGGGGGGGAGCGCTGGAGCGGTCGAAATGGAGCCCGGCGGCTGGATCCAGTGGCGCGACCGGTGGCCGCTGGAGCGTGGGCGGTATCAGATTCAGAAGGTGAACAAGAGCCGGGTCACGGGCGCCGTCACTTCGGTGATGGTTGAGGCCCCGAATCAGAACCGCTATGACAGCCAGGGCAGGGAATACGGGCCCGACAATCCGCGGCCGTTGGTGCTGCACAAGCTGGACGTTACCCGGCTAGGGTCAGGCGCCTACACGCCCCCGACCGAGGAAGAGGCGGCGGCGGTCAAGGCAGCGAAGACAAGGAAGCCGAAAGCCCCTCCCCTGGTCAATCCGACCGATGAGGACGCCGCGAGGCTTCAGGCCCTTTGGAACGGGCACAGCTACCATGAAGAGGTCACGCGAATCACCCAGGCCAAGTATAGCCGCTGGTCCCGAGGCGATATGGCCCAGGCGGTGGCGATCAATGCCAACGGTCGGCGCTCGAATCGATCCAGTGGAGCGGCGGTGTTCCGGATCCGAATTATGTGGCGCATGGGGGCCGATTCGGTGGTTGTGCTCGAAGACAAGCCGCAAAAGCCGTTACCCCTCGATTGGGATGCCATCGAGGCACAAGCGGAGAAGGTGACAGCATGAGAGAGTCCCAGTTGACCGGCCGTCTCCGACTTCGCCACCTGCGCGAAGTGACGGAGGCGGTCGGGGAGGAGATGAGCCGCGAGCGCTCGAGGTTCCACCGGCTGGCCCGGGAGGATTCCGCCCCCCGGGCCGTCTCGGCGTTCAATCTATTTCAAACTCCAGAGTGGTTGGCCGACCGCATGGCGGCGATTGCGGAGATCGAGGAGGGGCATAGGGTCTTAGAGCCGTCGGCGGGTCTCGGTCGGCTGTACCAGGCCATCCGGCGGGCTTGCCGTGATCGGATCGAGGTTATCCTGGTTGAGAACTCCGCGGACTGTTGCGGCGAGTTGTATCGATTCGGCGGCGGGATACGGCTAGTGCAGGCCGATTTTCTGGAGTGTGGCCCGGATCGCCTCGGAGGGCGGTTCGACCGGATCGTAATGAACCCCCCATTCAAGATGGGGCGAGACGTGAAGCACATCCAGCACGCCCGGGGCTTGTTGGTGCCCGGCGGCCGGCTGGTTGCATTGTGTGCCAATGGACCTCGGCAACGCGAGAAGCTGCAGCCGTTGGCCGATTCGTGGGAGGAGTTACCCGAGGGATCGTTCCGGGAGGAAGGCACCCGGGTGAATGCGGTTCTGTTGACCATGAACGAGGCCCCGGCATGACAACGCCCGCCGTCTTGTATGCTCGAATCTCCCCTAGGCCGGAAGAAAATGAGAGCATCGCCCTGCAGTGCCAGGTATTGCGGGCTGACTGCGACCGGCGGGGGGATACGGTCGTTGGGGAACACTCCGATTCCCTCAAGAGTGGGGGCAGGATGGACAACCGGCCCGGGTTTCTGGCCGCGATCGACGCCGCTTGCCGGCAGAAGGCCGTTCTATGCGTCTACACGCTCTCCAGGTTCGCCCGTAACCTTCGGGATGCAATAGAGGTCTACGAACGGCTCGACGCGGCAGGGGCCGAATTGCGAGCGCTCGAGGGCTTCCAGGTTGACACCAGCACGCCCCAAGGCCGGTTGATGTTCCACTTCGCGGTGGCGATGGATCAGTATTTCCGCGAGGAAGGGGCCATGAGGACCAGCGCGGCTATGCTCTGCCATCAGGCAAACGGCCGGCGGATGAGCAATCGTGTACCCTGGGGCACGATGCGGGATCCGGAAGACCCGGCCCGGCTTGTCGAGTGCCCGGAAGAAATCGAGGTCGTTGGACACATCCAACGGCTGCGAACCGAGGGGCTATCACTTCGAGCGATCGGCCGGCGATTGGAAGCCGAGAGGATCGAACGCCGCGGCAAGTACACTTGGCCGCACCAGATTGTAGCGAGAATCTTGGCAAGATACGAAAGCTGCGATGCCTCGCCGTAGCTATCTGCCTCTTATGGGTGCCCCACCGAATCCGCCGATCGGGGGAATTGGAAGCTCGCTTGTGCTCCCCTATCTTTCCCTGTTTCTCAAGTCACTTTGGTTACTGGCCACACTGTCCCGCTTTTCCAACCTACTGGCCACACACCTAAGTTGTTCGTTCGCAATCACTTGCGTCATTTTGTGGCCAGTGTTGCCAATGTGGCCGGCGAAAAACATACGTATACACTCTTGCGTATACTTTGGTTCGTTCTCTTTCACTTCATACACCCTAATACATACGCGTATATAAAATACTGGCCACAGTGGCCACACTGGCCACAAACTTAAATCTATTTCTTGTAAGTGTGTGTATTATAATGGTTTGTGTGTGCAATAGTGCTGTTGACGGTAGCGCGCAAAATGAGGCCAGTGTGGCCGGTAACGCTAGGTGCTCACCCCAACTCTGGGGGTTGATGCAGTGCCGGCCTGGCAATTCGCGGGTCGATGTAATGCCGGTCGGCGATGGTCCTATCTCGGTGCCCGAGGAACTCGGTAGCCGCTCCAGGGTGGTCACGCTCGACGTAACTCGCCGCCGATCGCCGGATCCAGCGGGTGGTGCCCGGCCGGATCCTCGCTGCCCTGACGATCCTCTTGAATGCCTTGTAGAAGTCTCGCCTCGAAGCCCAGAGCGGCCAGATGACCACTCGGCCATCCAGACCGGAATCAATCAATTCGAGCGTTGGCCGCCGAAATTGGCAATCCTTCCAATGCTGCGTTTTCCGCTGCAGGACGCGGAACCGCCCATCGCCAGTGACGCGCGGGCGACGGACTTCGAGCAGGTCCCCAATCCGCAATCCGGTATCCCAAAGGCCGAGGATCATCGAGTGCCAGAACCAGCTTTTCGGAATCAGCGTTTTGCGGAATCGCCCCCTCATTTTCTCGGCGGTCGAAATCAATTGCTGAATCTCTTCGATGGTCCAAGCGTCGGGGAGTGACCGTTCGAGCCGCACCACCCGGATCCGGGCCGGCGGGTCCTCGACCAGATTGCCATGCCAAGCGTCTCGCCAGAGTGACAGAATGTTCGCCCGGTGTTTCTTCACGGTCGCTGGCCGTCGGCCGGCTTCAAGCCATTGCACGAAGCCGTTGAGCGTATCGTCCGAGAGATCGGGCAGGGTTGGCGATCGTTCGAGGTAGGACGCCAGCAGGCGGCAAGAAACCCGCAACAATTCAACGGAGGCGGGGGCTATCGGCCGGCGTGTCGCGTACGCGTCTACGTATTCCGCGAGGGTGCAGCTTCTAATCACGGCGGGTCCTCCTGAGAGCAACCACGCCTCCATGCAGAAAACTCCGTCAATGCCGCTACCAAACAACCCTAATAGTGGTTGTCTAGTAGCTGGGCCGATACCCCTCCGATTAGGCATTTGGCAGGGAATTCCATTTTTTCCAGCCCCTTACTTCAGGTTCCTGTGTCCGGTAAGGACGTGGAGGTTCGACTCCTCTCGCCCGCACTGAACCCCAATACAGACCGCGGGAAGCGGGTAGCGGCAACGCCCCGGCGGCAATGCTGTGAGCCGTGGAACTTCCCGCGTGTCTGTATTGCTCAATTGTCCATCACATCCTACAATAAAGGCATGAGTATGGCAACCAACATTCCGGGAATGATGACGGTCGACGAGGCGGCTCCGGTTATCGGGATTTGCAACAGCCTCGTTTCACGCTACTGCAAAGAAGGCCGATTCAAGGACACTCGACGGGTAGGGCCAATGTGGCTCATTCCGGAAGATGAGGTTTTCCGATTCAAGGAGACCGAGCGATTGCGCGGTAATCCGATGTTCAGAAAGCGGCGCCGGAAGAAAAAGCGATAACGGCACTTGACTAATTCTTCATCGCAATATACATTTGCGATGCGTTAAGCGTTTCCAAAACACAGCACCCTCTTGGTTCCCTCTCGAATCAATCCGGTGCAAACTAACTCGCGCTGGGGTCTAGCATGGAAGCACGCACGGATGGTGTTGCAGCTTGGTGCTGCGCGTTCGGAGGACACGGACCACAGGAAAGACCGTCCAGTAATTGTCAGGTCGACGCGGATGCCCCTCCGCGAGTGTGCCCCCTGGTCGATGACTCGCACCCATCGGCCAGGGGCGTTTTTGTTTCTTGGTAATCCAATCAAAGGAGTGAAGCGATGCTCGTCTTAGCAAGGAAGATCGGACAAGCGATTCATATCGGGAACAACGTGCGAATCACCGTCACTCGGGCCAAAGCGGGCGAAGCTCGTTTGGCCATCGAGGCACCCGATGACTTGCGCATTCTGCGCGAAGAACTTCTAACCCGAGGAGGGAGCGATGCTAATAGCGGTCGACATCGAGACGGGGGCACAGCCTGACGAGGAACTGTTGCGGCAGTACGAGCCGCCGGAGAAACCGGGGGCGTTTGACCCGGCATCGGTAGACCTTGGACGGGCGAAGAAGCAGGAAACGATCGACGCGAAGATTGCGGAGGCAGAAGCCATCCATTGCGCGAAGATCGCCAACTGGCCAAACTACCTCGCCAGCCATAAAGCCGAATGGTTGGCCGGCGTGAAAGAGAAGGCGGCGCTCGATCCGCTGACGGGGAGGGTGCTGGCAATCGGGATGTGGGACGGGTTTTCCGTGAGGGAACCGCATTTGCTCCACGGGCACGGAGAAGTCGGAGTGCTGACTCATTGGTGGGAGACAGCCGTTATAAGCCACGTAGACGGCGAAGAGTTTGTCTTCCATAACGGCGTCGGTTTTGACTTGCCATTTCTCGTGCGTCGTTCGTGGCTGCTCGACGTCTCAATTCCCGACTGGGTGTTCACGTTTCGCGGCGGTCGTCTGCAATTCAACAGCGAGGCGTTTCTCGACACCATGACTACCTGGACGATGGGCGCGTATGGTCAGTACGTGAAACTCGACGTTCTGGCCAGGGCGTTCGGCGTCGAGGGCAAACTGAAGGGATGTACCGGCGCCGACTTCGACCGGATGTACCACGGATCGAAGAAAGAGCGAGAGTTGGCCCTGGAGTACCTTCGCCAAGACGTGCGTGTCACGCTTTGGGTCGCCCAGCGATTGGGAATGGGCTAAACGACCGGAGCGAAGGAACGAGCGAAGGACGGGACTCCACTTATCACCGCTCGTGGCCTTGTGCCGGGCCCGATTCCCGGCCGCTCCACTCTGGAACTTGAATGTCATTCAACTCAACGGAGGGAGCCATGCCAACATCCACAAGTCTTTGGGGGAACCAGCGGATACCGATCATCATGGTGTCCGGCGCAGTCAACAGCGGGAAGAGCCTGTTCGGCGTGACGATCGATGAAAATTGCCGGCTGCCGTCGTCGGAAGTCGAGCCGACCACTATCGCATTCGACCAAGAGGGGTCGCTGGATTCCTACGCTGGTGGGCTCAACTTCGAGCACAAGGACACGCGAGCGGCTATTGACGCGGGGGTTCATAATCGCGTGGTCACACCCGAGAGCAACGACCCTCGTTGGCTCCGAATCTTGAAAGAGAAAGCCGATTGCGGCAATTCGCCATCGGCCTCACTCTTTCGCGCGTGGTATCTCTCGATGCTCTCGATTCCACCCGGTCGATACCGCGTAGGTATCGTCGACACGTTCACGCCATTGCAAGAAGGGCTCATCGACTGGCTTCGTCGGCACCCCGAGGCGTTCGGGCGATCGGCGGCCGAGTACACGAAGGCCGCCAGCATGTTTCTCTGGCCGGACGTGAAGTCGATGCTCTCACACATCCTGTCGACCGATTGCCGGTTGCGGTTCGAGACCTTCGTGATGACGGTTCATCTGAAGAACGAGTGGGCTGATGGCAAGAAGACGAAGAACAAGATTGCCGAAGGACTCGATGTCCTTGAGAAACTCGCGACCCTCCACATCGAGCTTGACCGGTCTCCGAAAGCGAAGGGCAAGGAAGCACCCAAAGTACCGGCCGGCATCTTGAAGAAGGAGCGGTTAGTCGTCTTCGGGAAGACGGCGGCCGACGATCGACCCGTTCTCCCGCCTCGAATACCGGAATGCACTCCCGACGCAATTCGGGCGTACATCGCGAACCCGCCGGACTTTAGTAAGCTGGCGGCTGCCGAACGGCTGCCCGAGCCGGCGAAACTGAGCGAGGACGAGCGGCTCGCGGTTCAGCAGCAGATCGCCCAATTCCAGGCCGAGGCAGAGCAATCGAAGCTGTCGGCTTTGGAATTGGCAAAGCAAGCCGCGGCGGCCGGAAACGCAGACACTCGATCGCAGCCACCCGCAACGGCACCGCCCGCCGAAGATCCTCAGCCGGCGTTGGCTTCAGACCGAGAGCAGCAAGAGATCATGGGGCTCTTGAGGGAACTATTCGAGACCGGCGCCCATGCGTGCGAATGGTTCTCGGCGCAAACAAACGTCAACAGCCCGGCACAACTGCCCGCTTCGGAGGCCGAAGATGTCCTCTCCAAGCTGCTGAAGATGAAGCACGACAAAGACATGGCGGCAATGCCAGTGCTCCCGCCAGCCGAAAAAGAACCGGCGCTGCCCACCAACGGCAGGGCCACACAAGAGCAGCGAGACCGGATTCGCGATCTCTCGATGAAGCTCTACAGCCAGGGTGCGATGGCAGAGAACGCGAAATTCCTGCAATCGCTCGGGTACAACTCGGCGAATTCCCTCAGCTTCCAGCAAGCAGCGGATCGTATCGCGGCGCTCGAGGGAATGCTGAACCCCGCGGCGCAAACGGTTAAGGAAGACGAGATCCCTTTTTAGCGTGGCTCCGGTCGCTCGCCTGGCCCAATGACCTGTCCGTACTGTGCGGGCGATTCGGACACGCCAGAGTATGGCTTGGTAGCCTTGAAGTAAATGGCTTTCCGCCCACCTGGGGCCTCACGGCGAGCCAACAGATCAAACTTGAGGCCCTACTGAATGGAGGAAACTGAAATGGTTCAATGCGATCCGGGTTCTTCTAGTCGGATGATCGATGCCGACTGCGATTGCCACCTGCTGATCGAAGATTGCTCGGTCGAAACGCAGTACGGCACGGCCGTGAAGTGTGTCTTCCAAGTTCTCGCGGCGAGCGATGCTTCCCAGAAGGGCAAACAGGTCAGCGAGTTCTTCCCGTGCGAAGGGAAGGCCGTCGACAAGCTCTACAACCTCGCGGAGGCGGCGGGGATCATTACCGCCGAACAGCGGAAAGCGGCGGCCGACGCCGGCCTAGGTCTCGACATCGACGAATCGCTCTTCAAGGGCCGGCAAATCTGCGCCAGCGTCAAGATGGAGCCGAACATGACCAAGAACGAGGCCACCGGCAAGTACGAGCCCGACAAGGAGAAGCCCGGCCCGTACCCGCGGATCGGATTCCGCACGTTCTCGGTGCATTCACCGAAAGCAATCCGCATTCCGAAGGACAAGCAGTTTCTCGGGATGCTTACACAGCAAGCGGGCGGGCCGGCGACCCAGCAGCAACCGCCGGCAGCCGCGGCTCCCGCTGCCGGTAATGCGGGAATGGACTGGTAACTCTACTACGCGGCGGCCTGCGGCTCAAGTGTCTCCGAAGGCGAATCAGGACTCCCTTTTCGGTTGCTTTTGCGCGGGCCGCCGCACTTTTCTTTCACGGTGTTCGACATGGCCATTGAAGACAACGTCAACGACGGTAAGGCAGCACGGAACCTGCACCGCACTATCGGCCGTTTATTGGCAGGAGAGGTCCCGCTGCTACCGTCTGACCAGTCGCGGAGACGCTTCTGGGAGTTGATGCGGGAGTCGATCGAAAAGAAATTGCTTCCTGCGACGGAATCAACGAAGCCCGCGCCGGTATCGCCGGCCTCGAACAGCCACGACGAGGCGTGCGAGATGTTTTCTGAAATCGAGGACTTAGTAGCGAACGGGAACATTCCCGATGCTGGTTACGACTTCGCTACCAGCGTGCTCGAAAAGGCAACGGAGATCATTGCTACAGTCGAGAGAATCGGCTCTGCAACCGACGGGCAACTTGCTGCACTCGAAAACATGCTGGAGGGACTATCGAAATGGTTTCACTAATGATTGCTAGAGCAGAAACGACTGAGGCCAAGTCGGACAAGCAGACTACAGCCGCCGTGCTCATGGCCGCTGAAGCCCTTGTCCGAGACGGTTTTTCGCAAGAAGACGCAGCGGACCTAATGAGAGCTGCCTGGGAAATAGCCACGGAGGACCTATGCCAGCAAAATTGCACGAGATAACAGCGGTCCCGATCGACGAAAAGTTTCGCCGTGATTCGTTCTGCATCATGTCGGCGAAACAACAGCCGCCGGTCAACCGGGACGCACCCGCGAGGTTCTCGATCCTCGGCAACGCGGAACCGGGCGAACTGAAGGCCCAATTGCCATTTCGGTTCTGGGGGCGATGGGACAACAGTAATAGCCAGTACGGGCCATCGTTCCGCTTCGATTCATTCGCTTCCGTTCAGCCGCACAACCAGGCGGGAATTGTCAAGTACCTCCAGCAGGCCAAGCACGTCGGCCCGGCGATCGCCCACGCGTTGTGGGATGCGTTTCGGGGCGATGCGGTCAAAGAACTGCGAGAGGAACCGGAGCAGGCAGCCGAAGCCATCGGCGTGAGACAATTCACGCCCGAGAAAGCACGCGAGGCGGCCGAGACGTTGCACGAGTTGAAGGCCGCCGAAGACCTCACGATCCAGCTATACGATCTATTCGATGGCCGTGGATTCGGCAAGGCGTGTGTTCGCCAATCGCTGACGCTGTGGGGGGCAGCGGCACACGACATCCTCACCCGTTGGCCGCACCGGGCGATGGCCTTGCGTGGCGTCGGGTTCCTGAAGGCGGACAAGTTCTACTTAGACCTCGGCCATGACCCGGCCAAGCTGAAGCGGCAAGCGTACTGCCTGACCTACGCGACCCTGAAAGCCTCAGACGGCGAGGGGCATACGTGGGTGGAGTGGCAGAAGGGCATCGATTACCTGAAGGCCGCGGTGGGCGGTACGCAAGTCACTCCCGAGAAGGCGCTCACACTGGCCGTCCGCGGCAAGATCCTGAAGGTGCGAAAAGACCAGTTTGGGAAGGTGTGGTCGGCCGACATTCGACGCGCGAACGCCGAGGAGTATTGTTGCCGGAAGCTGGCCGACAAGATGGCCCATGATTCGATCGAGTGGCCGTCTGTAGACCAGGAAGACTTCAGCGAATTGACTGACCATCAGCGGAGCGAGCTTCGCCGTGCGCTAGGCGGCCCGGTGGGCATCCTTGGCGGGCGGCCGGGGACCGGGAAATCGTTTACGCTCGTGCGGCTTGTCCGTGCGATCCAGAAGATGCACGGTCAGGGCTGCGTGAAGGTGATGGCGCCGACCGGAAAAGCCGCCCAGCGAGTCAAGGAATTGATGGCCGAAGCGAAACTCGCCGGCACGAATCCGACGACGATCCATTCGGGACTTGGCGTCCAGGCGGTCGACGAGGGCGGGTGGGAGTTCCAGCACGATGAGGCCAACCCGCTCGCGGCTCGTTTCGTGATCGTCGAAGAAGCGTCGATGCTCGGTACGGGATTGTTCCGCTCGCTACTGGCCGCGATACCGCGGGGGTGCGGGTTGCTCTTGGTAGCCGACGTCAACCAGCTTCCCCCAGTCGAGTACGGTGCCCCGGTACGCGACATGCTCGAAGCGGGATTGCCGAGCGGGGAACTGGTGGAGATTCACCGAAATGCCGGCACTATCGTTCGGGTCTGCTCCGCGATCATCGACCGAGAGCCGTGGGAGCCGGACGAACAATTCGACCTGCAAGCCGAAAACCCCAAGAACCTAATCCTGCGCCACTGCAAGGGCTCGCAGGCGCCGAACGTCATCTGTGAAATACTCGGAGACATCCGCGACAATTCGCCCTTCGATGCTGTCTGGGACGCGCAGGTATTGGTAGCGGTCAACAAGCGGTCGACGCTAGGTCGCGTGGCCCTGAACAAGCGACTTCAGGACCTTCTGAATCCAGCCGTTGCCGACAAGAATATCCGCACCCCGTTTCGCGCTAGCGACAAGGTGATTCAGCTCAAGAACCAATTCATTCCGTTTGCAACGCGATCCCGGAAAGGGGAATGGTCTTCTGCCGACGAAAAGGCACTGATTGCCAACGGAGAAATCGGCAAGGTGCTGGTCGCGGAAGAGAAGAAAACGGTGGTGCAATTTCCCAGCACACTCAAGCCGGTGATTGTGTTCCGCGGCGCCGGCAAGCCGGCCAGCGACGAAAAGAACGGCGACGAGGCAGGCACGGGCTGCGACCTCGACTTGGCGTACGCCGTGACCACGCACAAATCGCAAGGCAGCCAATGGCCGGTCGTTATCTACTGCCTCGACGAGTACCCCGGTGCGAGCGGTCCACATGGCGTGATGAGCCGAGAACACGTCTACACCGGACTGTCTCGAGCGCAGAAGGTGTGTATCGCCGTCGGGGCAAAGCATGTGGCCGATTCGGTGTGCCGCCGAGCGGTGCTTCAAGAGCGAAAGACGTTTATGGCGGAAACGATCCGCCAGATAGCAGCGGACGCGGGGGTTCTTCTTGTGGAGGGAGACGAAAGGACTTGGTGAGGAAGCAATACGAGAAAGGAAATGACATGGAATCGCTAATTGAAAGGGCGGCACGCATTACTAGCACTGACACATCCGATTGGAGGATGATCGGAAAAGCAGCAGTGCATAAGGCTGTGAGTCCAAGCGATGGTTGCCGATTTTCGGGACCGGCAATTGTCTACGGCGGGACCTTCCGCGACGGGACCTTCTACGGCGGGATCTTCCACGGCGGGACCTTCCACGGCGGGACCTTCGGCGGCGGGGCCTTCTACGGCGGGACCTTCCGCGGCGGGACCTTCTGCGGCGGGACCTTCCGCGGCGGGACCTTCCACGACGGGACCTTCCACGGCGGGACCTTCCACGGCGGGGCCTTCCACGACGGGATCTTCCACGGCGGGGCCTTCCGCGGCGGGGCCTTCCGCGGCGGGACCTTCCGCGGCGGGGCCTTCTACGGCGGGATCTTCCACGACGGGACCTTCTACGGCGGGGCCTTCTGCGACGGGACCTTCTACGACGGGACCTTCCACGACGGGACCTTCCACGGCGGGACCTTCCACGACGGGACCTTCCGCGACGGGGCCTTCCACGGCGGGACCTTCCGCGGCGGGACCTTCTACGGCGGGGCCTTCTACGACGGGACCTTCCGCGGCGGGGCCTTCTGCGGCGGGACCTTCCGCGGCGGGACCTTCCGCGGCGGGATCTTCCGCGGCGGGACCTTCCACGGCGGGGCCTTCTACGGCGGGACCTTCCACGACGGGATCTTCCACGGCGGGGAATGGTACCAATCCCCCGTATTCATTCAGCCATCCAGTCATTTCGTCTGCGAATCGGACAACGGCCATATCACGAGCGGCTGCATTCGCAAACCGGTCTCTTGGTGGCGTGAGCACGGCGAGCAATGTGCCGCGGATCATGGCTACACCGAAGAGCAACAGGCCGAGTATCAACATGGTTTCGAGTTCGTTATTGGGGAGATGGAGTTGCGCGGGAATGTTGGGGCTGCCGAGGGAGAGGGAGACGGGTCGCTATGATACAGTGCTCCCCCCCCACGAAACGCATCGTGCAGCAACCCACTATGAACCTGTCGGTTTGTCCGTTCGGTATACTCGTCGACACGCGAGAGCAAGCTCCGTGGACGTTTCAAGGGATTGTGCTCAGGGGCGACCAGCAGGTAGTCAGACAGCATAAGCAAACTCTCCAGACCGGAGACTACTCAATCGCGATTGGCGACTACTCAATCCAGAGTTACGCGCACCACTTCACGATCGAGCGAAAGTCAGCATCCGATCTCGTGGGTTCTGTCACCGCCGGGAACGCTCGGTTCCGTCGCGAGCACGAACGCATGGCCGAGATGATCGAATCGGGAGGATTCGCGTGCGTCGTGATCGAGGGCTCGATGTCGGCAATCTGCGAGGAACTAGATGCCGACGACGGCCGGCGGGCGAGCGGAAATACGATCCTCGGTGTGACCGCGTCGTGGCCTCAGAAATATGGCGTGCCGTGGTTCTATGCCGGCGACCGGCGGCGAGCAGAACTACTGGCATTTCAGATCATGCACAAATGGTGGGAGCAAAATGGCTAGTCAAACACCACAAGAGATCAATGCCGAAATAATGAGCCGCCTCGACGTTGCCGGCGAGTACGCTGCTCTCGGCGTCCAGGTCAGTGGCTCGCCTCGATCATCCGGCATGGTGTCGTGCTATGCGTTTGGACGCGAGGACCGGAAGCCATCGGCCTGGATCAACATCAAGACGGGATACTACGGCGACTCCGGCGGCAAGAACGTGGCCGCCTATTCCTGCTCGCTATTCGACTTCGCGGCCAACGCGGGTAAATTTGCTGACTGGAAAGCGGCTCGTAAGGCGTACGCGGAGAAGGCGGGAATCACGATCGGCCGCACAAAGCAATCCAACCGGGGGGAGACCAACTGGAGAACGAGGATTGAATTCCAATCGTGGGAGACGCCGGGAAACGAAATGCTGGCCCAAGGGTGGTGCCTTCACAAGCCGGGTGTCACGCTCGAATCGATCAAGGCGGCCGGCGGTCAACTCGCCTACTACCCGTGCTACGTCGACAAAAAGACGAAGAAGCTCAAGAGAACACACAATGTTCGGCAGGTGGTCGCGTTTCCGTGCTACGGGGAATGGTTCCTCGACGCCGATCCGGTGGCGTGGCAAGTCTTCGACACGTCGGGCCAGCCGATCGACGTGACCCCACCGGACGTGCGGAAAGCGGGCGGCGATCGGCGGTACGCGAAGAACGTCAGCGTTGGCCCAACGCACGGAACGCTTTGCGGGCTATCTAGCCTGATAATGCTGCTCGATGAGGAGCGGCGGAAAGAAATCAAGCTAGTCTGGAAGGTAGAAGGCATTCCGGACCTACTGTCGCTCATGGGTGCAATTCCCGAGGACCAGAGAGAGTATATCGCCGTCGTGACTTCCCCCGCCGGAGCCACCGCCGAGATAGTGTCGCACCAAGTCAAGCTCTTGGCGGGCCTTCCGGTTGCCGTTGTGGGAGACGCGGACGAAGCCGGCCAAGTCGGCGTGGAGAAATGGTGCCGGGCACTGCATGGTGTCGCGGCAGAAGCTCGCGTAGCGAAACTACCCTACGAGATCCAGCCTAAGTCAGGCAAGGACGTTCGAGACTTTCTTATAGGAGCCTAATCAGTGGCCGAGAAGAAAAAGAAGCGGAAGCGAGTGACAGTCCAGGTGCTCAAGCGGAAGCACCAAGGCAAAGTGACGGAGCCCTATCGGATCATGGAGCAGCTCATCGCGAGCGAGCACGGCGACCTGAAGGGCACGAAGATCGTGATCGCGTGGCGAATAGGCTGGCGGATCGATGCCAACGGCCATTTGCGGTTGGGCCAGTGCCGGAAGCGTGGAGATCTCGATCGTGAATTGGATTCGTTTGATTTCGTGATCCTGCTCAACAAGGAAGCCTGGCCCGGAATGAACGACAGCCAGAAGGTGGCACTCATTGACCATGAACTGTGCCACGCCCAAGTGGTTGTCGACGCCGACGGCGAACCGAAGAAAGACGATCGCGGCAGATTCGTGTGCCGCATTCGCAAGCACGACATCGAGGAGTTCCGCGACATTGTGGACCGGCACGGTCTCTACACTGATGACCTCGCGGCTATCGCCCAGGCGGCAGTGAATGATGCTAACCGGCCCTTGCTGAACGACAAAAAAGACGAAGTTGAGGATGGCGATGATTCATGGAGGAAGCTGGCAATCGCTGAACTGAAGTTGCCTCTCGGCCAGCACAACATCATCTGCGAGAAATGCACCAACCTCGGGCAGCTTTCAGACCTGATGGCTGAGAAGGGCGACTGGTGGCCAAAGGAGTTCAAGCGAATCCAGCGGGCGAAAGTCGATGACGCTTGGGCTGCCTTCTGGAAACGCTGGGGCAAAAAGAAGAAGTCGTGATCGCGACAAGCAGCATCCCCGCCCCTAGCTACCTGGACGGAGCCACAGCAGGATAGGTCGCTAGGGACGCGGTGGCGGTTGGGGGTGGGGAAGCTGCAATTCATCTGACCCTCTAAGTGAACCGCCCCCGGGCCGGCATAGAAGACCCGGCCCGGGGGGCAGAAGGGGATCGAAGCATGGACGCCATAACCCAACATGGAAAGGAGCGGTGGGCCATCATGGCGGAACCCCATAGCCTCCAGCGTAAAGAAATGCGAGGCATAAAGGCCGCGTATGGTCCATCGCTTTTCAGAGACGTTCAGCTTGGTGTCGTTACAATACCTTTTTCCGTGATAATTATAGAGGATGTCATGGATGCCACAGACCTAGCCCGCATCGTGCAAGAGATGCGGAACGCCCAAAAAGAATACTTTCGCGTGCCGAACCAATCCACGCTGGTCGAAGCAAAGCGGCAGGAGAAGAAGGTCGATCGGTGCTTGGAGCACTTATTGAGTGGACAGGGACGACTCTTTGAGGAACGGGAGTGATTCGATGCAATCGGAACGGACGCCACGCACATACGCCGATCTACTTGATCTCTACGAAGCCGCCGAGCCTTGGCGTCCGCCGGAAGTCGGCCCGGATGGCAAGTCGCTCGATCCCGATCGCCCAACCGATCAAGAGCTAGACGAATTCGCCGACCGCCAGATTGCCGACGCGATTCAAATAGACGTGCTCGGGCATCGCGAAGGCGGGATTGTCGAAGCCTACAGCACCCACTTCAAACGCACCATCGAAGTGAAGGACCACGACCGGCTCCGGTACGCTCGAGCGCTGCAGCTATTCGGCCAGCCGGTTCGGAAGCACATTACCATCACGAACGAAGACGTACCGGGGATGTACTCAATTTCCGACCTCCGAAACATGCTGGGGATATTGTCCGGGAAGCGGCTTATCGGGTCCGAAACCAAGCGGGGCTTCGGCGTGTGGCCCGGGGCGGCCGATAGCCTTGTGCTGGTGAATCTCGGCGAGGGGATGCGATTGACTTCCGCCGGCACGGAGAAGATCGAGCACCCGCGGCACGACGATATGTTGCTCGACTTCTCCAGCGGCACGAAGCCCTGGTACGATCACGACCAGCTGACATCCATGATCCAGCAGGCCGAGGATGCAGAATGGCGAAGGAAGGTAGCTGACGACATCGTGGACCTCTTCCGTCGCTGGCGATGGGGCAGCAACGAGGATGTGCTCACTGCGTCGGCCCTGGTCTTCGCAACGTGGCTGCAGACCACATGGCCTTGGCGCCCTCGTATTGATGTGCTCGGGGCCAGCGGATCGGGCAAGACGGTCTTCTGTGAGGCCCTGATGGGATTGTTTCGCGACATGACGATCAGCACCTACGACACCACGGCCGCCGGGCTCCGGCAGGAGATGCGGCGATCGGCCAAAGTCGTGGTGGTCGACGAGATCGACACGAAAAGCCGCCGCGAAGCCCAGAAGCAACGCGAAATCCTCAAAATGCTCCGATCGGCCAGCCGGTCTTCCGGCGCCAGGGCCATTCGGGGCACGCCTACGGGCGAGGCGGCGTCCTTCTCTCTTCACCATCTTTGCTGGCTTGCCGGGATTAGCCTGCCGTACGAAGATCAGGCCGACCGGAACCGGGCCGTCATCCTCACTTTGCTCCCTGCGACCCCAGACATGCGTAATAAGCTCGCCCTGCCGTCTGCCGGGGAACTTGCCTCTATCGGTCAAAGGAGCCTCGCTGCGGCCCTTTTCGTTGCGCACACGGCCCGTCAGCGGGCGGTCAGCCTGAAGTCCACCCCGGTCGAGGACTCTGACCCCCGACAAGTGGAGTCTTACGCGGTTCCAGCGGCCATGCTATCGGCCGTAATGGGTATGGACGAGACTGAAGCGGCCGGTCTCTTGCGTGAAATGCTGGCCAGCGCAAACGACGGCGGCGAGGCAATAGAGGCAGACGAGGTAGTTTTAGTGAAGTGCATCCTCGGGGTGCATGTCCAGCGGGGGCAGCAAAAGCAGACCATCGGCCAAGTGATCGAGAGCCTTTACAGTCTAGGCCCAGTGATCCGTGACGAGTGGCTCGAAGTGCTCAGTGGCGTGGGGATCCGCATCGATGGCGGCGATTGCCCGCAGATCATGTTCCAGTACCAGCAGGTCTCCGCGAAGCTCCTGAAGGGCACCCGTTGGGACGGCCAGGAAATCAGCCAGTACCTACGACGGGTTGAGGGGGCCAGCACGACCCGTCAGCGGGTTGGTGGTGTGCATGGCCGGGGCGTGCGGTTCTCGCTTGATCGGTTCCGGGATATGTTCTCCGGGGAGGGGGAAGAACCGGTTGGTGAACCGGTCGGTGAAGCATTCTAACGGCTGTAACATTTCCGAAAGTGTCCAGTTCACAAGGTCAGTTTCCCCGGACGAAAACGGCCCTCTCCACTCTGTAGTAGGGAGGGCCGTTTTGCTCACGATGCGGCGGATTACTCAACTCGCGGCTACCATTATTTGGCGGCCGCTACGGGAGTTGGTGTGACGTCGATCGTCACCGGGCCCGGAGCGGTCGGCGCGACGGTGATCGTCTTCGCGCGAATCGCGTCGACCCGGCGCATCAACTCGGGCTCTTTCGCTACCATCTCAGCGAGGCGGTCAATGTCGTCGGCGCGTTTGACTCGCTGCGGGAATTGCCAGAAGAAATTCTCGGTCAGCGCGACGATCAGGCCATTCGGTTCCGACAGTTTCTTGCGTAGGTCGCGCAACGCGTTGATCGTTTGGATGACGGCGATCGATGAAATCTTGCCGGCGATCTTGGCTGCGTCCGGGAATTGGGCGATTGCCAACAGCGTAGCAAACTCCGTCACTTCCTGTTGCCAATTGTCCACTTTCGCTTTCAGAGCGAGCCCCTTCTGGGCCTTCGAGCGGGCCCACTGCTTCACTTCGCGGTAGATCCAGATGCCGGCACCAACCGACAGTATGGACGTCAAGACGGCGATGATTGCTTGCATTACTCCGGCGGTCATGTTTCGGTCTCCGAATTCAAGAAATGGGGGTTGGATTTTAACTCGGTCGGGAGCCTTAAAGGGAACTATTCAGTGTCCAGGTTGAAGCCTGCCTGCTCGACTACCTCTCTGCCGGCAGACGCAAACGCGCCGACCGCGCAGACAATCACTAGGGCCACACCACCGACGCCAAGACCGGCTAGCAGCTTCGGGAAGATACTCGGAGGAGCTTCCGGCTCTGGATCGGTCAGTATTGCCTTGATTTCGCCAGTACCGGCCCGGCGTGCCGCTTCGTGCTCTGCGACCATTGCGGCAAGCTGGCTAATGCCTTGTCTATTGGCCGCCACGCCATCCCTGATCTCCATCACCGTGGCCGCCACATTCGGCACGGCCGGCGTCACCACCGTCTCATGTGGGTTGGCCGCGGGCTGACTTCCTTGGGGCACCTGGCATTGGCCGTTGCTGCAGCCATCGCGGCGACGTCCAAGCAAACCGCAATCCACTTCCTCTTCGGCGCCGAGGCGGCCGACGTTGGTAAAATACGATTCTTCTGTGCCTTTGTAATGGCCGCCGAGGATGCCGATACAACCAGCGCTCGAGAACACCGGGGAACCAGATTCACCGCGGGCAATTGGGAAACTCAAAGTTGGTGCCGCATGGCCGTCGGTAATCACTCCTCGGCGAACGACCAGCTTGTCACGAGCAAAGCCCGGAAATCCGGCGCTCCAGACGGGCTCACCAACCTCGGGATGCTCGGCAATTGTTGCAAGAGGAACTATCGTCAACGGCACAGTCGACTGGAATCGGAAGACGGCGAGGTCAATACCTGCACTATGAACGCCGGCGGTTTCTTCGATGACCTCCGCACAGAACGGCTTCTCGATGCCGGCCACTTGAACGCAAATCTTCTGGCTTCCCTTGACGACGTGCTTGGCCGTGAGTCCCCAGTAGTTGAGCCCGTCGGAGTCGACCAGCAAGCCCGAGCCGCCATAGCAGCCGGCACGGACGTCGACCACGGCCTTTGCTGCCTCCTGAGTTTGCCCCATCACGTTCGCTACAAAGATCAGCCACAACATCGCGGCGGCTATACACGCCCAAAAGCTCTTCATCGTTCAGTTCTCCATTTCTACTTCGTACAGGTCGGCCAACTTGCCCGGGTCTTGAAACCACCAGACCGGGGTTGCTAGCCGACAAAAATGTTGGGGGGTCCATCGGTTCGGGTCGCCGGTGATTATCGGCGGTCGCCCCTGCTTGGTAGTTCGATCTTTCGTAGCGTGCTTCAGCCGGCGGGCCGAGACCTCACTACAAAACAGGCTCGACTCGTCATAGATCGTGTGCGGCCACACCCGTTTCGCGAGAATCGTCACTAATCGAGCGGCTCCGGCAAAATCGTACGGCGTGCCCAATTTGGCCAACAGGTGGATTACGAGACGGTCTTTCTCGGTGTGGGTGAGATTCACGCCGTCCCGCCACTGGAGATGGTAGACGCGACCGTTGTAGCCTTCGATTCGATCCTCCGGCGAGTGGCATTGCATTCCGTGAATCGGCTCCCCCAAGACCTCGCACGGCATATTACCAGCCATTACCGTCGAGCCGTAGAGCAACCAATCGCCGATTCCGAGCTTGCGTTTGACCGCACTTGCCCTCGCATCGCTAATTTTGAGTGGGTGCTTCTTGAGGTTCCTGGCTTCGTCAATGTGTCGGGGCGTCGTGAACGCGACAAGCTCGACGTGAGAACAGCACGGCCGGAACATGAACTCCCAGGGACGGCACGTCCGGGCTTTGATGCCAAAAGAGACAAGTCCACGGCCTGAGAAAAGCATCACGTCTCCGGTGCGCCACCCGAGAACCGGGCAAACACCATCTTTGACGAAGTATTCGGCGGCATCCATGACAGAGAAATTCTACCAGTCTTCACCCGACGGGAAAGACCACGTCAAGTTGTTTGGCTGATTTTATTAAGAATTTTGGGCGTGTGCCTCAGTGTGTCCCGATGCGCCCTCGGGCCCGCCGAACGGCATCACGCGGGTCGGATTCGCCGTACAATTCAGCCAATTCCAAGGCCCTCGCGAGATAGGAAGGATCAAACTTGCCTCGTGCGCCTGCCTGCATCTCGGTTTGTCTCCGGCCCTTGCTATCCGTTCGGCGGTAGGATTCGACAAGTAGCCGTTGGGCTTCATCGTGGGACAACCCCAATAATTCCATCCTCGCCCGTCCACGTAGCTGGGATTTCCTCGCTTCCTCGAAGGCCTCGTCGTCTTTGTACTCCGATTGCCGTTTGAGGGGCGCCGCCGCTTGGTTGACGACTCGCCGGGAGTAGTCTTTCACTACGCCTTTGATCGCGTCCGGGGCGTTCTCGTCAACCAGCGGGTTGGGGTTGTTCTCCAGCGGCTTATACCCAAGTGCATTCCTCGCGAGACCGACAATGTAGGGCTGGTACTCATACCCGCGGCGTTTTCCAGCCCTCATTTCCATGTCGCGAATCTTGGTCATCAGTTCAGCGTATCCGTCCAAAATCGCTTGCTTGCGGACCAATTCATCCGAGACCTTGCCCTTCGCCGCCTTTTCTCGGTGGATTGCGATGCGGGTGGCTTCCTTCTCCTCGTAGAACTCATTGACGGACCGCGCTTGGTGGCGGTTGATGACGAGCCCGCGAATAAAAGGAACGTGCTCGGGCCCCAGCCGGCCATCTACGCTCGCGTCGTACAGGTCGGCCATTCGATGATAGAATCCACCGGACGCACTGTTCAGGAGATGCTCAGCCTGGACGGGGCTTGTGCCGAAATAGCGTCCCGTGACCGCCCCGATGGCGTCCGAAGCCCGTGTCGTGTAGGGAGTGACCTGCTGTTCTTTCGGTAGGTGCTTCACATATTCCGGCGTCAGTTGCCGCCCGCGGAAGTAGTCGTAGTCGGCAACATACGTCTCGATGGCACCACGCACAAGCCCGCCTCCGGTCGGCAATCGATTCATAACGTCCCGGCCGATCAGGTCGTCCATGCCTCGTGCGTCCTCGTGATACCACGCGTCCAGCATGTTCTCAGTGACGTTGGACACAACCGCCGTGTCCCGAGGTTTTGGTATCCGCACGTACGTTCTGCCGTCCGCCCCCCACGTCCAGTACCCATCGCGAAGATAAGCGTCCTGCTCCCTCCAATCGTCGTCGTCGTGCCGCAACAACCAGTGCAGAACTCCAGCCGACACCAACGCGCTCAAGTATACCAAGTACCGCTTGGCCCTCATTGCCTCGGCGTTACCCTTCCCGAGACTTCGCAGACCCTTGACTTGCCGGTACTGGCGGTACATCGCCTGGACCGTCGCGTTGAAAAACGGCATGAACGACTCGATGTATTGTCCCTTAGACCCAATTCGCTTGAAGTTGATCGTGGCTTCTGCCATCGCGATAGCCGCTTTGATCCGCGCGTGTTCCGGCAGGGCAACAACGTACCTGTCTGCGTTGAGGTCGAACCATTTGCCGTCGCGCACCACGTACCCTTCTTCCTTGAGTGCGGCTTCGGCGTCTGCCAGCCGGGGTGGTGCATCGCTGATGGCAATGATGTCCTGGACGGCCTGCAGTGCCCCTTCGGCGGTTTCCATCGGCCGCTTCATGGAGACGCCGAGCTGGCTCATCGTCGACTTTCCGATTCGCCGCCGGCGATACCTCTGGCGCCCGTGGACGTCGTGGCCAATCACGGAATAGACCTTGCCGCCAGTTTCTTCGTACAAGCGGATCAGTGGGTCGTTCGCCTTGTGCCCCGCCAACTTGCGAGCCTTCTCGGCAACGTAACGCCCGAGCATCTCCGGCGGCTTCCCGAGAGAATCGAATCCCTTTGTATGGCGGGCCTTGCCCTGGAACTCCCAGTAGTCACGGAAGAGATTCGCCGTGCCGAACCCAGTGCTTGCGCCTACGGCCCCAGTCTTGAAGTATCTGGCCGCTGCCCGGAACACCGACATGAAAGGCCCGAACTGCATCTCATTCATCCCGGTCGCCGTTGCGTACAGGTCCGGATCCATCTCGTACATCAACGGATCGCCACTCTTGCTGTAGATGACCACTGTTCGTTTTGCGGCATTCGGGGTGTAGTCTGGCCGCCAAAGAGAAATGACCGCCAATGCGTCGGGCTCTTGCATGGCGGCATCCACCAGTTGGACCCAGACGTCCTCCGCCAACTCTGGCTCGATCTCGCCCTCTTCGGCCTCGGGGATCTCGATGCCATGCCGTTCGGCGAACCACTGCAACGACTTGGCGCTAGGTAATCCCTCATAGGGGTGTAGGATCTTGGCCGCAATTCGCATAGCCTTCGCGTCGTCCGCTTCGATGATACCCTCGTCGACAAGCGTTTTGAGGATCTCCTGGATCTTGCCGTGCGTGACCTTCTTGCGGGGGTCTACACGGTCCATCAGCCCGCCCATCCCGCCAACACCACCGCGGTGCGGGTCAAGCGTTTCCGACAAAACGTGTTGCTGCCTCGCCTGGATGGCTCGACCGTAGAACCGGATGGCTTGAGCTACGGTGGCGTCAATCGGGTCGATGACCTGTCGGCCGGAACCGGTTCTGCTTCGGCGGCGAACGGCACGCCCGAGATTCACGAACCGCGCACCCGTGCCGGCAAACTGACTGTTCTCCACGTCTCGAACGCGATGCAACGGGAAGTAGTTCTGGTCCTCGTAGTACGCCATCATCCGATCGGCTTCGGCCACCGGTAAAGCGCCAGCCTCAACGAGCATCCGGATCAGGTCGTTGTTGAACTGAGAAAGACCCCTCGCGAACGCCTCGAATCGATCTTTCTTCCCCGTGGTCTCGACTTCGCGGATCCAAGCATCCGCATCTTCGACGTCCATGCCCGTATTGTACTCTGGCTTGGTCTCCGCCATGAAAGCAGTGTGTCGCGCGAGAGCATACAGGACAGCGTCGGTGTATTCGCCGTCCGACTCCAAATGGTCTCGCAGGCCCCACAGGGTTGTTTCGCCGATCGGTCGGCCGGTCTGGAGTGAACGAACCCCTTCCTCGAACGCGACCGTTGCGTGCGACGACGCGGAAAGGAAGTGGGCCATCGTGAGGTCGTAGATTCCAACGCCTTTGTGCCCCCTTCGCTTCGCCTCTTTCTGAATCCACTCCAGCGTGTGGAACTTGTCGACGAAAGACGTCTTCAGCCGGTTCAACCATCGTCGCGACTTGTTCAGCCACCGCTGCTTGAAGTCCAGGTCTTGAGGTTTCCGGTCGGCGATCAGGGATGCTACCCGTTGGAACACACTCTGCTGGGCGAACTGCTGAGCGTATCCGCGGAACTCGGTGATGGCCTTAGCTATCTTGGGATTGGCCGGCAGGAATGTGCCCTCGAACCACGCAAGGGTCTTCGGGGCATCCACACCGGGGTTGGGAACTTCCTGTCTGACCCACCCGCCATCGGCGAGTATTATCGTTTCGATCGGTGGCTCGGTCATATACCGCCGGAGGAATTCAGCCCACCCCTCGGACGGTCGAGCCTTCTCCGGTTGATAGTCCAGCCCCTTCACTTCCTCCCGTACCGCCGGAGGCATCGACTTGACCGCCTTGGTCTTCTCGTCAATATGGTGCCCAATCTCGTGGGAAGCGACCGCCAAGCTGGCATAGTAGTGCTCGCCGGTGCGAACCACTTCCGGACTCGGCGGGGTGTTGCTCCCGGTAATCCACTTGTAGATACCGGCCGCCTTGTTGCTGAACCCGCCCTCTCGGATCGCTACGCCGAATAGTCGCTCGGCGGTTTTTACGATGTCGGCGGCGGCAATCCCTACCTCTTCGTCTTTGGCCTTTCGCCGTGCCGTTCGAGACTGGCGGGTCGGGTTGGCCATTTTGGCAATGCCGGAGCCTTCGTCTGCCTTCGGGGTGGCCTTCTTCTTGGCTGGTGTCGTCTCCCCAAAATCCGATGCAGCTTCCTTGCCGGCGACTGCGAGCGCCTCCTTCGTCGAGTGGTGGTTCCAGCGGATCCTCCCAACCAGATTGTGCAGTTTGGTTTCCAGTGCGACCTCTGCGTTCTTGATGCCATGCACCACCCAGCCGCGGGCCCGCTCCCTGAATGCCTCGAATGTGTAGCCATCCGCCTTGACCTTGACCGTGCCGCTCGCCTTCTTGCCTCGCCCCACGGAGACCTGATAGCCCGCGTTCTTCAGGGTCTTGGCAATAACTCGGGCTTGATCCGTTTCGAGTTTCAGCCCCAGGTCAGGCAAGTTGATTCCAACCGTCTGCCCCGGCTCGACTTCGGTGGGGTGCAGATTGAACAGGCCTGGCTCGAACTTGAATGTGTAGTGGTCGCGAAAGATCAACTTCTTCTCGTTGTCGACCACAAACACCGGGTCGTAGGCGAATTCGGGAACGTCCTTGGTGAGTTGCTCGATGATCTTGACGCCCTGTTTTTTCAAGCCTAAAGTTTCGCCACCGTGCTTACCGAGGTCGTAAGCATCGAGGATCATATCGGCCGTAATCCCCGGATCAGCAACTTCCACGCCCCCGCGAAGGATGTCCTGCTCTTCCTGCGTCAAATCGGTGAAGCTCTCCGCATCGAAAGCGACCATCGCTCGCCTAAGGCGGCGCTGGTCTTCGGAAGAGACATTCCCGTCGTCGGGGATGGCTCCCCAATCCATACCGATTTCTTCAGCAAACTGCATGAAGTGTTTTACGTCGAGTGGTTTGTCATACCCAACCGCAGACCTACCTGTCGGGATGTGGGTTAGCGAGTAAACCTTGCCGCCGCCCTCCTCTTTGCCTTCCGTAATGGCCCACTTGTCACTCAGGATTGTGGCCACCCTCTCCTCGCGGTTTTCATCATCCTTTGCAATTTCGACCTTCCCCTTCTTCCCCTTCCGCTTTTGCGCTCGTTTGCGGGATTCTTTCCAGTAGCGGGTGTCTTGCAACTGCCTCACTTTCTTTCGGGCGTTGCGCAACTTGTCTTTGTCAGCCATCTCCGCTTTTTTGCGTGCGGCTTCGGCCTTCTTCTTCTCAATTTCCCCCTTCGCTTCGCGGTACTGCTCCTCGATCCTGTTCAGGGCGTCCCGCTCCTCTTTGGAAACGTAGTTGTCCAGGAGTGGTTGGGGGGATACCCAGTGCGTGTGGCTAGGAGACTCAACTTCATACTGCCCTCGCTCGGGGTCGTACTCGCCTACCTTCACTGATTGACGGCCTTCAATCGGATACCGCACTTGTCCCTTGGGGATCTTCGGAAACCCTTCGGCTGCCGCCCGGTTATACGCTCGCTCGGCTTTCAGTTCTTCAGCCTTTGCCTTCTCGACTTCCGCCTTGGCATCCTCGATGGCCTGCTTCGCTTTCTTGTACTCGGCTCGCTCCGGTACTGCTGCCTTAGCTGCGGCGATAAGGCTTTTCCATTTCTTTGCCGCCGACAGGCCATACTCCCCACGGCCGCCAAGCGGGACGCCACGCTTGTTGTGCGCCTCCTCGATGGTGAGCGTCCATTCGAGGGAATACAGGGACGTGTGGGCAGAAGTGACGTTCCTCTGCGTGTCCTCCCGGAACTTACGAAGGTTGTTGTACTTCTCGAACGCCTCTTTCGATTCCGGCGGCCCCTCTTGATAGTCCTTGATCCCGCGCCGTTGAATCTCATCAGCGACGGATCCGCCGATGTCGTGACCGCCGGCATAGGCCCGCCGCTTGTGATAGCGACTCAAGTGCCGAAGCTCCTGGTCGGTCAGGCCGGACAAGTCGATCTGGTCGCCCTTGGCGGTCACTCGCTTCTTGGATTTGAGCGGTCTCTTCTTCTTTTCCTCGGGCTTTGGCTTTGCTTCCTCGGGGATAGACTCCGGATTCTCCAGAAACCCAATAGCCGCTTCCTGGGCGTCACTGATTGCCTCGTACTCACCTGCGAATTGCCGATCTCCGGCAATGGTGATCTGTACTTCGTAGAAGCCGTCCCGCGTACGGTGCGGAATGACCTTGGCGGTCACTCCATCCTTGGCCGCCACGCCATTTCGCTCCATGTGGGCGCGGATATTGACTTCTTCAGTTTCGGCAGTGGTGGTCTCCGGTTCGGGTTCGGCCTGTTGCCCCGGCTCCTGAGACGACGCGTCAGTCGCATCCTCAAGATCGCCGAGTCCGCGGGTGTCAATGACCCCGTCTCGCTCGCGGCGATACTCGATCGCTACCTTCCCACTGCCGAATCTGTCGACCACTTCAACGACGCCGATGTCGCCGGTTCTGATGTCCCTTACCCGGTCGCCCACCTGATACGGCGATTCGGGCTCCGGTGAAGCCTCGGGGTCCGGCTCCGGCTCTGGCTCCACCGTCGCTTCTGGCTCTTCCAACTCCCGCTCGGCTCGCTCTACCCACTCCGGCGGGAACCGATCGGCGAATTCGCCCAGCCGGCGGGCGTACTCGTGAGAGCCCGCCTGGTCCGGCGTGTACTCCATGAACTTTTTGAGCAAGCGGTGATACTCATCGCGGAACTCTTCGTACGGCCCCTCGGGCTCGGCGGGTTGCTCCTCGGGTTCGGCTTCCGGCTCCGGAACTGTCTCTCCGCGAATCTCGCGGATCATCTGCGTTTTGCCCGGCGCGATCTTCGGGGCATCCGGGAAGACACGTCGCCATTCCCGCTCGACCTCCTCGGGCGTCATGGATTCGAGATCAGTCGCCGGCGCCGGCGGCTCTTCCTCTACCGGTACTTCCGGTGCTGCAGCGCCTTCGCCCTCTGGCTCCGCTGGTACTTGCCCTTCCCCAGCCCCACGAAGATCCTCGCCGCCTTCGTCTTCCCGTACTTCCTCTTCAGGGCTTCGTACTGCTTCGGCATCTTCCACCTCCTTCTCGGCTTCCTTGATCCGCTTGTCGACGGCTTCCTTCCGTGTGTTGCGGTTCAGCATCTCCTCTTCGGACAGGCCGAGTGACTCTCCCTCCTCCACCGTGACCCAATCCTTGGCTCGAATCTGCTGAAGCTCTGCCAGCCGAACCCGGGCTGCAGTTACCCCCGCCCCCCCCGCGGCCGGCACACCCAACATAAACGCCAACGGCAGGGCGGCTTCGGTCCCCTGATTCCATGATTCCTGGAATGCGGACCCAAGCCCCTGGTCGGGCGCGTTCTCGTCCAGGTGGGTCGCAACCGCCCTACCCACTCCACTCGCGAGGCCCTGCAGAAACTCTTCACTCAACTCGCCGGGGGCCTGCTTCACCGCTTCGAGAAGGTAAGACCTCGCGGCCTTCATCGCTCCCTGGTTCAGAGGAACCTTGCCCACCTTGAACGGATTCGGGACAACGCTCTCGATCGTGCCGTTGACGGTGGCCGTTAGTGCCGCTGCCGGCTCTCGCCACCAAACGCCCTCTCCGATCCCCGCCTCTCTCAGAGAGTCCAACTCCTGGGCATACAGCGTGGGAAATGTGGCGGTGGTGATTCCCGCCACTTCGGCCGCTCGGAGGGTCACATTCCCCATGCCGGCCGTGCGGGCCATCGCGCTAGCCAGACCGGTCTTCCGAGCCACGCCTTTGCCGGCCGCCCCGCCCCGAATCGCCAGAACGGCCCACGGAACCATTTCCGTTGCCAGAAGCGGACCTCGTTCGTACCACGGATCGTCCGGGGTGGCTGGAGCGTACTGCTGGGAAGCAATCCCCTCAAGCTGGCGAATGGCTGCGATCTCCTCCTCGGTGCCGCCGAACCTCGCAAGCTCCATGATCGGTTGGGCAATGTCCTGCGCCATACCACGGGTCACGAACGCTTCGGCCGTGCGGACCAACGGGCCAGGACGCCGCTCGCGCAAGAACTCACCCATGCCCGGCGCCGTCGCCAAGATCTCTTCTCGTTGCTCCGGCGTTGCGCCACGCCAAGCCTTCAGCACGCGGCGGCGGTCGCCAAGATGCTCCATGATCTCGCGGGTCGCATCGATGGCCGTCCGTTCCGCCTTCAGTTCCTCCGACGTGTACGAAGTTGGTTCCTCGTACACCATCGACTTCAGTTGTTCCGACGTGAGCTGCAGTGGCATCAGAAACCTCGAATCTGGTTCGTTGGGTAGCCCATTATCCCGCGCATGCGATAGCCGCCCTTCTCGAATTCTTCTACCGCGGTCTGGGGAATAGGAACATCCTCGCTGTCAATGACATCCCACTTCTTGTCCTTGGCATTCCACCGGACATAGGCCCGCACCGGCTTGCCCGTCTTGCTCCGTACGATATGGTAGTAGATCGCGCCATCGTCGGTGGGGTTGTCGAGCATCTCATTCGTCAGTTCCGTGGCTTCGGAAATGGCCTTCATAGTGATCGGCTGCTTGCCGGCGGCGGGTGCTCCCGATGGCTTTTGCCCATTGGGTTGTGAAATTGCCTTGTTCGCGGCTCGAACCTTATCAAGTTCCGCCAGTCTCCTACGATCGAAGAAATCGCGATAAGATCCGCGGTTGGTAGTTAGCCCCGACGTACCCTCCGGCTCCTCGGGTGCTTCTTCGTAGATGTCGGGGAACAAGGCATTCGCTTCGGCCACAACCTTGTCGAATTCTGCCTGATTGGGCGTGCCAAGCTCGTCTTTCGGCTCGTATCGATACGCCTGTTGCTTGATGTAGTCCGACCGGGCCTTGTAGATTTTGCCGCGGTTCTCCATCTGCTCGATCGCAGAAGCGTTGCCGCCGCCTTCCGGCGCACCCTTGATGACCTCCCAGCCGTTATCAGTCCGCTGCACGCGGTACGGCCCATTGCCATCGTCAACGAGCATTGTGTCTTGGGCCCATCCTTCCTTGAGCGACAGATCGTTGTTCTGCGGCTTCTTCTTGGCTGTGCGGAGAATCCTCCTCCGAATCGCTTGGGCCTTCTCGCGGAATTCAGCCACCGCCTCGTCGTCGTAATGACCGCTCTGGACCATCGATGCTTCGTCGGCGTTCAGTTGGTCTAGCTGCTTCTGTGCAGCCGGGGGTAACTCCAGTTTGCCAAGCCGGATGCCCTCCATGATCCCGGCATCCACTTGGCGAGCTTGAAGCTCATATCGGCCCTGCCAGTCCATTTGCTGGGCATCCATGCGGCCCTGCTGATCCATCCGTTGACGATCGGCATAGGATTGGAGTTGCCGGTCCTGCAACTCCATTTGCTTGCCGGCACGGAACATCTCTCTGTCGGCCTCGAACCGCATTTTGTCTTGGGCCAACCGCTCGCGGAGCCTGCGTTCCTCTTCCGCCTGGGTGTACTTCAACCACTCGGAAGACTGACGGTATTTGCTCTTCCCGGCGCCAGCCGCAAAGCCAGCCGCCGCAATCGCGGTTGGGTTCGGGTCGTGTCCAACAACAATAGGCATGATATGTCTCCGATTACTCTTGGCCCGTCATAAACCAATGGAACCAGTGATCCCACGTCCCTGGTTCGTACTGGTTCTTCAGAAAATTGACGCCACCGGACGCGGTTGATGTCGGCTTTCCGTAATTGGACAGGACACCGGCCTGCTTGAATACTTCTTTCCTGAGTTGGTTCCCTGCCTGGAGCTTCGCCTGCAAGGTCTTCCTTTCGTAAGACTCGCGTCGTGCTGGCGTATCTTCCGCCGCCTTGCCATACTCCGAGGATGGAAGCAGCGGATGCGAAAGGGGGTTCGGGGCAAGGGCCTGGAGAAACTCTTCATAGGTCGGGAACCCGGCGGCCTGTGCCTCAATTGTGTCGGACAAGTCGTTCATGGCCTGGATTAACAGGTCGTCACCGAACATCACATGGTCTTGTCCAGCCTTTCGCTTGTCGTCTTGGGCCATGTACCACATAGCCCACTGGTCGGCCGCGTCTTGTGAAATGAAGCTACCGACCATCCCCGCCGGAAGCCCCTTGCCCTTTGGCACATTCTTGCTGTAAGTGTCTGCAATGTTCCTTTGCAGGCCTTCAGGAAGTGATAGATACTCTGGAGAACTGAGGTATTGGTTTGCATAGTACGGAGCGGCGATCTTCCGGCCGCTCTTGGCCATGTTGGCCAATGTCGTTTCGCGACCCGATGCGTACTGCCGAATTTGCTGCCGGACCTCCGGAGCGTACCCGAGAAATTCTTCGGACTCGTAATAGGCTGCCGCGTCCGGGTCCGCCACATATTTCCGGCCAGTTCTGGTTTCTGCTTCTTCCCCGGGCTCCTGGTACGTGTACTGGTAATTCGTCGCCGGACGAACGACAGGTCCGCCGGTGGTCCCGGAAATGGCACGCACGTCGCTCGCGTACGGCCCGAAGTCCGGAGCGACGTTCCCGAATTCCCAGTCGCGGAAGCCGAAGTCCAGGGCATACGCCGGCGACTCGAACATCATGGACGGATCGTCTGGTGTGTACTGCCGAAACATAGCACGCTGGTACTCGGAGACGTACGGCTGGTACAACCCTTCCGCTTGCATATACTCCCATAGTTCATCCGGTACGTCATGGGGCTTGCTGGAGTCTGCGTACCCCGTTGGAGTATGGTAGCTCGGATACTCGAAGTAAGGGACCTCGAACGGGGTTTGCGGTTCCGGCGTGGTAGGAATCGGCTCTGTTGGGTTCGGGTTTTCGGGCGTTGGTTGCTCGGGTCTTGGTCTTGGCTCGGGCTGCGTTGGCCTTGGCGTTGTCGGGGTCGGAGTGGGGGTCGGTGGCTTGGGTTGCGTCGGCTTCGGCGGTCGCGTCGGTGCGTCGGGTGGAGGAATCAGTGGCGGTCGCGCCGGTGGTGTTGTCGGTGTCGGGGTTGGAGTGGATGTTGGCGACCCTGGTGTTGCCGAAGTCGGTCTCGCGATGTACTTCGGGGCTGTTGATCCTTCCTGAAGCGACACCCAGTCGTACTTGCTGCTTGTCGGCGACCGGTAGAAATATCCTGAGAGGTTCCCAAGCGAAGGCATTCCAGCAGCTTGCCGAGCCGCGTTGGGGTCCGTTAGGTACTGCCGGTACTTCCGCTTTTTCTTCTCTTCCTCTTCTAGTCCACCTGAGATTCCGTATGGATTCGCGTAGACATTCGTAGAGCCCGTGCGTGAAAGCAAGGGCGTCGATGTCATTACCGGGGGCAATCCAGTCATCTTTGGCGTTTCCTACCATTTTACAATGCGTAATTTCCAATCGCGAAAGACGTGTGGATACCCTGCCGCCAACTGTCCTTCCGTGAACAAATACTCATAGTTGTCGCCCTGAACGTACGGATAGAAATATCCACTTGTGTGCAAACCAGCCAAGTCTGAAGCATTTTCAACTACCACGCATCCGAATGTGTCGTAACCGTACCCGGTATTTGTCGTCGTGGCAGTTATGCTTCCATGTAGAGAAAAGAAGTGTTCCGAAGGATACCCATTACTGCTCCAGTAAGTGGAGTCCATTTCCAGAAGATACCTAGCATCGATTACTGGCCCCCACTTGGTATCTGGCGTACTGCCGCAGTGGATTCCTAATTGCCCCCACCCAATGATGTCGGTGTCCCACAATGAGGAAGAGAGCAGCTTCATCGCGTACCATGCCCCTCTCGTTTGGACAACCGCAATCAGTTCATCCTCATAGTAAAGGGCGGTGCCATTGCTGTGGACCAACAATTCAGTATCTATCGGATCCTCGCTTAGGCTGGCAATCGTCCTGCCGTATCGCGACACTTCCATTACCACCTGATTTGCGTTGTCGGTGATGATCGCGAAGTAATGTACGGTCGGTGTTGTTGAACTGTACGCCGACCATTTTCTCGCGCCGAGATTCAGGTCTTCCCACTGAATGTTTTCGCCTCCAATCTGCACCGCTTCGACATCCCTCCGAATTGCGGTAATTCGATCGCCTACAAAGTACGGAGGATCGATGGATTCCACGGCCGACTCGAAAGCCTCGCTGGATTCGTTTTCGTAGCCCTCGATCTGTCTGGTGTAGTCGTTGATGTACGTGTAGGTTACGGTGTAGTCACCGAGGTCAATGGTTTGTTCATCCCAGGGCGTGCGCTGAAGCAAGTAGGGCTTTGCGATGGCTGCATTGTTGTAGAACTTCCGGGTCAGCGCATCGTATCCCTCGCATATCAAGTAGTCATCAAGGACCTGCAAAACGGTGAAGACACCGATCGAAAGCGGGAAATCACCAACCGGCATAGCATGACCAAACTTCGGGTCATGTGGGGCGGGCATCCCAAAATTGGCGGTGCCCATCATCCGCGGCCTTCGTTTCACAAACGGAGGGCGGTTGAATTGCTCGGGATCTCCACCAGAGTTGATAGGCATCTTACTGTACCGATTGCCATGCTGCTGATCCGTACTCCCCAAGTGAAGCGGACAGCTGTGCCAAGGAAGCCAAATTCGGGTATGTGTCCGTCCTCCGCTCCATGAACCCAAAAAGGCCAACAAGGAACTCGTTTCGCGTTCTGACTTGCAACTCTAGCAACTTCTGGTAACGCTCGTTTGTCGCCATTCGTAATTGAACCTTTGCCTGACGGCTCGAAGCGCGAGCGGCATACAATCGTTCTTCGGCCTCTCGTTCTTCCCTGGCAATGCGAGTGTTGTGGGCGGCAATATCCTCGCCCCGCTCGCGCGTGTTCCTGGCCGTGATAGCTGCAAGTGACGCTGAAGAGTAGAGCCCTCGATCGATCAGTTGCTTCGTCTCTTGGGCTAGGGCGTCGTCCCACTTCTCGTTGATGCGGGCTAGTTCGGTTGTTCCCAGGTCATCGATGGTGGCCCGGATAGTTGCCGCGTGGGTTGAATAGTCGGTATCGAACGCCGCAACATCCGTGTTGTCGCTACTGACATCGAAAGCATCCTCCATTGCTTCCAGGTCGGTTTGCGTAGCGGAAATGAGAATTTCCCATAACCCGACAATGTCATCGTACCGAGTTTCGTTCGCCTCACGGCCATTATTGTAGGCTTCTACAAATGTGTCAGAGAGGTCTTGTAGGGCCAACTTAGCTTGGTATTCATCGCGACGAATCGAGTAGAGTGTGTGAGTCAGATTCCCGGAGAAATCATAATGTGGCGTCGAGGAGATAACATAGTATCCCTGCGACAACATCCACGGCAAAGCATCATCGGTTACAGTGGTCGTGCGAGTGTAGTACCAACTCAGTGCGTTCAGCGCATCCTGGGGGACAGGATCAGTTTCCGTGATTTGATTGCCGGGTACGATCGTTTCCATGATTATCACCACGCCGAAACGGCAACGGTTTTCTGGTATTGAATAAGGATGCCGAGCAGTCGCAAGTCAACATCCATCGCGGTGCCACCACCGCCATCGTAATCGTAGTCGCGAGTGAGCTTGAAGTGGATCATGTCTCCAAGGGCCGGGATGTCCGCTATCGTGATCGCATCGCTCGCAGAAGTAATGTGCATGTCGTCGTCGGCAATCAATTGATCCGTCACATATCCCGCGGTCCCCAGGTTGTCGTCTAAATCGTCGTCATTCGATCTCGCCGCCGCAGCAAGCCCCAATCGGATATATTCATCAGCGTTGGCGTCGGCGTGACCGTTGGTCCAGTACGCCTTGAACTTGATCGTCCCCAGGTCCCATGATGGCGGCATAACTAAATCGAATTCCGCGCTCTCGTCTTGGGCTGCCCCATCAAACAGAAGCGTCTCGTGGGTCATGTCGTTGGTGCCGTACTCTTTGGTGTCGGCCGCGGCTCCGTTCGTCGTGCTCGGGGTCATTTGCGAGGCAGGAATCCAGACTTCATCGTAGGTGCCAACGGTATCCAGGTGCGTCTTCAGTTCGGCGAAGGTCACTTCCTTGATGCTGTTGCTGTCCTCCGAGTCCTGAATCAATAGGATGTCAGCCGCTACTGGGGATGCCTTGGCAGACGCCGCCTGCATTTGCGCCCAAATG